ATGAAGCTATGCGATTGGCAAAGAAAGAAAATAAGAAAGCTTTTGTTTTACTTTCTGTTTCGCAAATAGAATTAGTTCCTAACATAACTCAATTCCAATAAGATGAAAAGAGTAGAAAGCATGGCACAACGACAATGGCTTTGTATTGTGCAAGGCTGAACCGCCAAAAAGTATAAACCATGAAAAATGTATCTGATATGTGTGAAGCCCAAATAAACAGTACACCCTTGCATAATTCAAAGCTTGTGTTAGGCGTAGTGCTTTCTTTGTTCGATGGTATGAGTTGTGGACAAATTGCCTTAAATAAGGCTGGTATTAAGTACAATGAATACTATGCTTCCGAGATAAATAAACACGCAATAGCCGTGGCAAAACATAACTTCCCGAATACCAAACACATTGGAGATGTGACACAAGTAAAAGGAATTGATTTACCACCAGTTGATTTATTGATAGGAGGAAGCCCATGTCAAGGATTTAGTTTTAGCGGAAAGCAATTGAATTTTGAAGACCCAAGAAGTAAATTGTTTTTTGAATTTGTTCGACTAATTGAAGAATGCAAGCCTAAATATTGGCTACTAGAAAATGTAGTTATGAAAAAGGAATTTGAGCAAGTAATAACTGAACATTTGGGAGTAGAACCAGTGAAAATAAACAGTTCTTTGGTATCGGCTCAAAATAGAGAAAGGCTTTATTGGGCAAATTTCCCGATTCAACAGCCAACCGATAAAGGCATAAAGCTAGTTGATATTTTAGAAGATACTGAAATGATTGGGCCAAGTGCAATAAGAGGGCGAAGATTGAACAAGGCTACTATTTTAGGCAGAAGGTTGAACGATAAAGGCAAACGTGAGGACTACAATAAAGAAATTCCAATAACGCAATGCCTTGAAGTAAGAGCTACAAACCGAGATAAAAGCAACTGCCTGACTACCGTAGCAAAAGACAATGTATTAACTACAATGCCAATAGGTAGGCATCCAGACGCATTTAAAAACAAACTGCCTTTTAGGTATTATACACTAAAAGAATATTGTAGACTTCAAACAGTTCCAGAAAATTATTTCGATGGGATTGTTTCAGAAAACAAGGCAAAAGAAATGCTAGGAAATGGCTGGACTTGTGAAGCAATATCTCACATTATCGGCAGTATTCAGCATTACGCCTAACATCCGTATTCACGCAATAAATGCAATTAAAACCATACTGAAACTCAGTGTTTTATGTTATTACAAGTCACACTAAAAGCCCATTGGGAATTAATTATAGACACAAAGTATAAATGGACGACATGCAAAAAACTGGTGAATGTAAAAACGGGTACAATTTGCAAGAAAACGACCAACGGAAAAGGCACAAAGCCTGGTTATTACGTCAACCGAACGTTTGTTAAAATAGAAGACCTAATCGAAGGCAAAATGGTACAGAAAATCAAACACTCAACCACTCCATTCTAATGAAATACCCCAAAATATTCCTAGCCACCCCAACTTCACAAGTAAAAGACTACGCATGGACGCGTTGGTACACCAATGTCGAATCGATGGTCGACCATTATGCCGGAGATGTGCAACTGTATGTGTCCGACAATAGCCCTACAATGGATTATTTTCATTATCTCCAAAAATTCGACTTGCAAGTGGGCAAAGTACACACTCGTGGCCGCAGAAGTACTGAGGTTATTTGCGAAAGTTTCAATCAAATACGAGACGTTTTTCTAAAATCGGATGCCGAGTTGTTGTGCATTGTCGAGTCGGACGTAATTCCTCCACACGACACCTTGCATCGGCTTTCGGCTTGGCAATTGCCTATCGTGAGTGCCGTTTACTTCACAGGCAATGGCGATGATCGATTTCCGATGATTTTAGTCGGTGACGAAATCAACGAAGTATACACCACACGCTTGCTTGGACCCGAATTGTTGGCTTATCTCAATGGCGGACTGAAAACAGCCTTTTCGAGTGGCGTTGGGTGTGTGCTAATCACTCGTGACATTGTTGCCAAAGTGCCATTTCGTCACATCCCTGGCGTGGGAATGCACCCCGATGCTTTGTTCTATCAAGACCTGAACCAAATCGCTCGTACCCAACACCATGTAGATACCAGTATTCTATGCAAGCACTACAACCAAGACTGGAACCAACACATACACCTTACCAAAAACTTTTCTAAATAATTCATGCTTGTAGTTTTGGTTTGTTCTTGAATATGTTTATTTTTGTTGTAAATACTGCAACATTTTTAACCCTATTCATTCTATTATTATGACAACTGACCAGATTATCGCACAAGTAGAGTTACAAAAAGGCTTGCTGGATGCCTTACGAGATAAAGCGACATTTATCCTAAAAAAGAACAATTGTTTGGATATTGCCCATTTAGAAGACAAGTCTAAAAAAGCATGTGAAAAAGAAGAAGCTGAGGCTCAAGAACTTTTGGAGAATCGAATCGCCTATTACCAAACAATGGCCGACATGTACCATTTGGAAGGGCAAATAGCGGTACACAAGCAAATACTAGCCGAACTACAAAATAGTACCGAGGCCGAACGAGCAAAAAAAGAAGCCTACAAAGCCAAAGTGGAATCGGTAGAAGAATGGAAAGCTCTCATTACACAAGCCGATAAAGCCATGCAAAAAATGTCCGACAAAAACGAAAAGCGTAGGGTTTTTGGCTTGATTACGCTTGCCTGTGATGTACAGAAAACAGGCTCGTTCGAAGAAAAAATGAACGCTTTTATTGCACTAGAACAATTGAAATAATATTCATTTAAAAGCGATTAGCACAAGGCTAGTCGCTTTTTTTGTGGCTAAAAAGTACCCAATAGTATAATAAAAGTATCAATATGTTGCATCCTGAAACAGTAGTTCAAACATTTGCCCCAATAGAAGTAGCAAGGGAAATGGATAACCTATGCAAAAGTGCATTTGTATGGGTGCCAAAAGGAAATGGCGAGTGGGTAATTATGGAAGTAGCCTTTTTACGATTGTGCAACTCGCAAGCATGGCTTGAAGAACGCATTGCAAGCCGAGAATATTACTACGCCCCAACCAAAGATGCTATTTCGGTAAGAGGGAGAATTCGCTAAAAACTAACCACTAACGACTTGTTACTAACCATAGGTACCGATTTTAGCGGAATAGGCTCGCCCGAAGAAGCCCTTCGGATGGCTAAAATAAAACATCGTAGCGTATTTGCTTGCGAGAAAGACCCGTTTGCCCGTACCACCTTCGAGGCTAACAACAAAACCGAACATTTCTATAAAGACATTACGGATCGTGACCAAGCCGAAACGCCCGAAGTAGACCTATACGTAGCAGGGTTTCCGTGCCAAGCCTTTTCGCTCGCTGGCAAACAATTGGGTTTTGAGGATGTGCGAGGAACATTGTTTTTCAATAGTGCCGACTATATCCGAATCAAACGTCCCAAAGTATTTATCCTCGAAAACGTAAAAGGACTTTTAAGCCACGACAAAGTAGACAAGAAGTCGAAATACGGTCGCACATTCAATACCATCATCAACCTATTGGCGCGCACCGTCAACGGACAAGAACAATTGCCTTTTTACCAAGACAATTTGGGCTACAACGTGTACCATGCTGTTCTCAACACCAAAGAACACGGCATCCCCCAAAACCGAGAGCGCATATTCATCGTAGGCATTCGGCCAGACGTGGATAATAACACCTTTCGTTTTCCTTCCAAAGAACCCCTTTTACTTCGCCTGAAAGACATTCTCGAAAAAGAAGTAGACGAACATTACTACCTCAGTGATAAAATGCTCGAATACCTATTTGGAAGGTCTAAAAACTTCAATAGCGGAAAAATCAATTTCAAAGGAAGCGAAGACATAGCCAGTGCCATTACTAGTGCTAGTGCTAGTTTGGACGTGAGCGACAATATTTTGGTCGAAAATGTGGGTAACGTAAACCCAAGTGGAAATGGCATGAACGGACAAGTATTTCACTCGAACGGATTAAGCCCAACCATCACCACCAACAAAGGCGAAGGGATAAAAATATTGGTCGAAAATGACGTACTCATCTGCAAACCCACACGCACTGAAGAAGGCAAAGCCCACAGGCGTGAAGCCATGCGAAACGGCAAAGACCATACACCATTTCAGGCCAAAGAATTGCGTTTCGAAGCAAGTGACGTAATGAATACCGTAACATGTGCCACGCAAAAGGATAATCTAATTTTAGTCGTTAGTAGTCAGTCGTCAGTCGTTAGTGAGGAAGTAATCCAAATAAATCCTTCCAAAGAAAGCGGAGGGAAACAACCCTATCAACAAAATAGAGTGTACGACCCAAACGGAGTTGCTCCAGCATTAAATTCTCAATTAAGTTCAGGCGGAAACTTGATATTGATAGGCAATGTCTCCGACAAAGACCACCAAGCCACACGGGTGTACAATCCTGAAGGTGTAAGTTGCACGATACAAAGCGAAGGTGGCGGACAAGGCGCAAAAACAGGGCTTTATTTGGTCGAAAATAGCCAAACACCCATAATAGTACCCAACAATACCCAAAAGGGATATTCCGAAGCCAAAGAAGGCGATAGCATCAACATGAAATACCTGAAAAGCAAAACGGCAGGTAGCATGGTGAAAGAAGGAATAGCCAGTACGCTAGATCATAATTGCAACCAAGCCGTAGTGGTGCAAACGCCCGAAATTTGGGATTTGTTTGGCAATACCGAAAAGCAAATGAACGTAGGCGATTGTATCACTCATTACGGCCACAAAGACAAAGAACCCGTAGTGTCCGCTATTTCGCCCACGCTAAAAGCCGAAAGCCACGGCCACCCACCCATGACAATGGCTACCAATTACCGAATCCGCAAACTAACCCCATTGGAATGCTTCAGGTTGCAAGGTTTTAGCGATGCGTTTTATATGCGTAGTAAGTGGGAAAGTGTCGAAAATAGCGAACGTATAATGGCTGGGAAGAAATTTAAACCAGGCAAACGAAATCTTAATTTGACTGACGGGCAAAGATTAGAACGCATGTCCGACTCGCAACTATACAAGCAAGCTGGCAACAGCATCACCACACGAGTGATTATGAAAGTGATATTGAACTTAAAAGGAATCCTAAATTTTGAATACGAAAATGACTAGAACCACCGCCCTCGAAAACATCAAAGCCCTTCTCCTAGAAGCCGACACCATAGACCAAGAAACAGCCGATGCGCTCACAGAAGACACTGTACTAATGCCCGACCTGATAGATAGCCTAGATAGCGTGGAACTGGTTATGGGAATAGAATCGGAACTAAAAGTAGTGATACCAGACGAACAAGTAAACCAAATCTACGACAATGGCGGCAAAATGTGCCACGTAATAGATTTGTATCTGAACTATGCACCAGTTGATTAATACACTCAAATACCCCATAAAGCTGCGTTTTACAGACAATACCGTGTTTGTGGTAGAGCAAGATAAAAAGGAAATCATTACGCTTCGCTACCTACACTCACGTACCAAACAAGGCTTGAAAAGTACCACCAGCGAAGAACACATCGCCCAAATGCGAAATAGCAAAGTGTTTGTAGTAGAATGCGAATGTGTAGAAATAATTGAACCAAAAACAAAAAAGCCTTCAAGATCATAAAATCAAGAAGGCTTTTTACTAACCACTAACGACTAGCCACTAACTCCTATACAACGTAAACGAGTTCTCAATCACGCTACGTTTCATCGTGAAGTCGCCAAAAATAATCGTTCCCGTACGGCCTTCCGAGTCAATAATACCAGCTTTCAGCAACGCAGCAGGGCTAACCGATACACCGCCTTTGTCGTTCTTTTTGCCATTTTCAAAAGTCGATTTCAGAAACTTCGTTTGCTTCTCGGCCAACGAATCCTCAATACGTTCCTCCTGGTCTTTCTGCCATTCTTTCACTAGGTCGATGATTTTTTTGCCACGGGCTTTTAGTTCGCGTTTCAGCGTACGCACTTCCTCGCTTTCCTCTGCGTCCTCGTCCCAATCGTAGCTGGCACATTGGGACGTGAAATCCTTTACCGTGTCCTGAAGGTCTTCAGGCATTTCGGTCATGTTGATATTGTGCGTACGGATATACTTTGCCACGTTCGCCTCGGCACTCAATACTTCGTCAATAATCTCTGACATAAATTTTAAAATTAAATTGTTTGAAAGTGTTGCAATTTATACAACAATCTTTTAATATTGTATAAAATTAATCGAAAAGATTGGAAGCGCAAGAAACAGTGTCCGTAATGGTTCAAATCTTAAACCAAGAAGTTCCTGAACCTATCTATTGTCAGAATTTGCAAGAAGCAGGAGTGAAAATTCCTTCCAAGTTTTATTTCATGCGAGAGGAAACGCAAGACGCTTATTCGTTTGTATCGGCTGAACAATTGATCGAAGGTCGAAAAAAATATGCGGCTTACACGTTGGTAGAACTGAAAGACATGTTGCCCAATTACTTCATGACGGGTCGCATCAATATTGCGCCAGCATGGTCGGCCGTGCCTGATTTGCAATTTACCTGTTTCAATGCCATAGACGAAAGTTTTCCGCACATGACCGACCCCAAGCGAGAAGCCAACGCAGTGGCCATGATGCTAATTTACCTAATAGCCGAAGGGCGCATAAGCCCCGAAAAGCCCACGGTATTGTTGGAGAAAAAGAAAATCATTCAACTACACCAAGTCTGATATGATGCCATTTGCCGAATACCACGCCAAATACCCACAAATCTACGAAGCATTCAAAAAACTGACTTTTGAAGCCATTGCCAAAGGATTTGAACGGTACAGTAGCAAAAGTATTTTCGAACTGATAAGGTGGCATACAGGCGTAGGAGCAAAAAAAGAAAAATTTAAACTGAACAATATTTACACCCCACACTATGCAAGGCTATTCGTACAAGAACACCCACAACACCAGAACTTTTTCGAGTTCCGAAGACATCAAAAACCAGTTAATCCGCACCTATATGTACAAGTCTGATTACGGGCTGATATGCTCACTAGCCAACATGCCAGTATTGGGAATCATCCTTTTGTTTTTGGGCATTGGGTCGGCCTTTACCATGTACGCCATGTCTCGCCAAACCACCGTATTGGTGCATTTCTTTGGCATACTTTGCCTTGTAGTAGGCATTTGGATTGCACTATTGAAAGTGATTTTGTGGCTGATTGCTAATTGGAGGTAATGAGAAAGTTATTAGCCTTTTTTCTTGCAATAGTTGCGGTTGCTGCATTTAGAAACAGCATTCATTATGTTGCTTTTGCTATATTCTTGCTTGGATTTATTTCGGGATTAGTTATCGGGATTTTTGTTTTAAAATGAACGCCTACCAATTCAAATATCACAGTGGCGAAACCGATTGGGTAGTAGCACCCGACATGCGAGAAGCCAAATTGTTCTATAAAAAAGAAATTGGCGATACCAATTTGGAAGGCTTCGAAATAAAAAAGCTCACCAAAAAGCAACTAAGGGAACATTACATTTTGGACATAGACAGTCCAGAACCCGACCCCGAAGAAGTAGAATACGAGGAAGGCGATTATTCAGACGGTTACAAAATCAAAATGACGTTTGAAGAATACCTGAAAACAGCAAAAAGTACGGAATTGTTTTGTACTAGTGAATATTGAAACTTCTGGGCGGAGTGATACAACCCACTTAAATACAATGAAAACCTCTGGATTGACTTTTGGGCTTGCTGTTGAGGCACTTAATCTTGGTAAAAGAGTAGTAAGAGAAGGCTGGAATGGGAAAGGTCTATTTGTTTTCAAACAAGTTCCTTCTACAATCTCGAAGGACATTGTGCCTAAAATGCAATCATTGCCACAATCGGTAAAAGATGAATTTGAAAGAAGATTTAACGATCCTTCTTTTCAGGTAGATGCTATTTACTACGACAACCAAATGGCGATTGTAAACCCAAGCAATCTGATAAATGGCTGGACTCCTTCACCATCTGACAGTTTAGCTACCGACTGGATTATTCTTGACTAAAAACTCCCTTCGTTCTGCACATGCTGGACGAAGCAAAGGCGCAAAACGCCAAACGTTCTTTAAAAACATTGTTTTCGTTAGCGTATCAAGCAAAACGGTTATTCTGGACGAGGGTTCGATTCCCTCACGCTCCACAGCCTTTCGCCAGGTACGAGGTCGGGCTTTATATCCCGTTTTGGCATCTTTCTCACTTGTGATGTCCTCGGAGACAAGTGAAAGTACGGGGCGTACGGGTTTTGACAGGTAATTAGTAGTGAGAGAGAGAAAGCAATACACACAGCCGACAACGTTGTGAACATGTTTGACGAGCCAGCTAGATTAGCTGCCTAGTCAAAAGCCCTGCCAGTGGCGTAGTAACTGGCACTAAGGTGTTATGCACCACACGTTCTTATCAGTAATTTATCAATCTTTTAAACCATCATGCTAAACTTATCCAACGCCATACTGGAACATGCCATCGTGCATCAAGTAGGCAACGCCACTTTTGACGAAGAACTGGTACTATCCAAAGCACCGCTTGTTACGTCCGAAGAAATAGACAATCTGTTATTGCAGTTTGTCGGCTCAAAATTCAGAGCCAATAAAGAATATTTTAGGTTCTTTCATCCAGAAGATATTCAGAAAAACGATATCTATCAATTAGCCGATACATTTTTTAGTGTTCAGGCAAAATTGGACGTGTTAGAATGCAAAGACTTTTTTCTGAATCAATCAGGAGGAATAGCCGTGACGTTATACGAGACAGCCACGCACCCCAACATTAAAGGCTCAGAACTAATTGTACTTTACCTCACCGACATTTCTTTTGAAGACGAAGTAACCGATGCGCTAGTGGTATTCAAACTATCGCACAAACAATCGTACCTAGACGTGGTGCATTCCGAAGCCAAATTGTCCAACATCACCACCATGCAAGGTTTTGGCGAATCGGAAATTGAAAAAGGATGTTTGATCTTGAATACCGATAGTAAGCAGGGTTTTGTTGTGGCCTGTTTCGACAAGCGCGCCAAAGCCGAAGGCGATTTTTGGCAAAAGGAATTCCTAAAAGTGCAACCTCGTGAAGACTCGTACTTCCATACCAAACAGTATTTGCAACTGTATCAACACTTTTTGCACACAGACGAATCGAACGAAGAACTAGGCCAAGACCAGCTGATTGTAAAAGGCAACCAGGTAGAAGCCTATTTTAAAGAACGTGAAAAGTTCGACTTCAACGAATTTGCCACAGAAGTACTGCAAGGGCCTGAAATAATCGACCGTTTCCGAGACTTCAAAAACGAACACCAAACCAACACCAACCAAACCATCGCAGACGAGTTCGAGATTAACGCGCCAGCCGTAAAAACCTGTGCCAAATACTTCAAAAAAGTACTGAAGCTCGATAAAAACTTCCACGTGTACATGCACGGCAAAGAAGGCATGGTAGAAGAAGGTTTCGACAAAGAAAAAGGCATGAAGTTTTACAAATTGTTTTACAAAGAAGCGAATTAAGGCAATGGAAATTATTATCTATCTATTACTAGCATTTTTGGTCAGTTCGGTTGCTATTATTTGGTCAATAAGCAGAGTACGATTTCATTTGGAAGAACATGAAAGGCATGAACGCATGGTTTTCTGTCAATCGTTTTTCGGACGAAGAACTACACGATTTGTCAATAAAAGAAACGGAACTATTGGTGTATTGTCCCGAATATAAATGCCACAGAATAGCCATTTACAACCATGCGTACCATCGGTTCGAATTTCAATTGCGCCAAAAAATGCTTTCCTAATTTTTTATTCTCCAAAAATTACCCATAAATAGACTAAATTAATACATTATGCAACAAGATTCATTATTCATGCCCATGATGGCATTTGTCGTTTGTCAAACGATTGCCGATTGTGAAAAACAGTTGTTGTCATTTTCTGACAAAGAACCCAATGAAGAAACCATTTTTATTGAAAACGAACTTTCCTCGAAAATCGAAACGCTTAATTCTTTAGTGCCATACCTCGACAGTTCACAAGAACAATTTTTAGAACTCATGAAGCATTTCGACAAAGCCACTATTGATGCTTTGTACAGTGCATTTACGTTGGCACATGTTACGATTGGCACAGTGAAGCATCATTTGACAGAAAGCAAAGAACTTTTACTGCGATAACACTATGGCGGCTGATTTCGAAGATTTAGCAGGGGAAACAATTGAAAAGCTTTCGAGCGTGGCAAGTCAAAACCCTAAAAAAGCCTATCAAGAGTTGAATAATTTACCCAAAAGATTATTCGACAAGATTATGGAATTTCCCTATTACGGCAACCCTAACCAGCGCAAAGTCAGGCAATTGCTTTTGATAATAGAGCCATCAACACAGTACATGAATTCCAAAAACGATTTTATCAGAGCTTAGTCATGACAGCCAAAAAGGAGTTTACCAAAAAGCCCGAAACTGATTTAGCCAAGGCTTACGGCATGGTGCCACCCCAAAATATTGAGGCCGAAGAATCGGTACTAGGATCGATCATGACAGAAGCGGACGCTATCAATGTAGTGATTCCTATCTTGACTCCTGAATGTTTCTACAAACCAGCCAATCGCACTATTTTCCAGCATTGTTTGGCGTTGTTTGGCAAGCGTGAACCAATTGATTTATTATCAGTCACCAAAGAACTAAGGGCGAATAGCAAACTAGAAGAAATAGGCGGCCCTTTTTATCTAGTAGAATTAACACAAAAAGCAGGGTCGTTTACGAACATTGAATTTCACGCACGTTATGTGCAAGAATGCTGGATTAAGCGCGAACTGATAAAGATAGGTTCTCATTGTACCAAGGAAGGTTTCAGCCCTGGCACGGATGTATTCGAACTAATGGACTCCGTCATGTCCATGTTGTTGCTGCTACGCCAGCCAACGATGAAAAGGGCTTCACAATCGCTCTCTACGCTTATTCGTCAGGCTCTTTTACGCTATGCCGAACTATCTAACCGACCAGAAGGAGTAATGACGGGAATTCCATCAGGGCTTGACAATTTGGATAAATTAACGCAAGGTTGGCAAAAGTCTGATTTTATCATCATTGCGGCCCGTCCAGGAATGGGCAAAACGGCCATAGTGGTAACGGCTGCTATCAACGCTATTAAAATAAACCCAAAGAAAAAGGGTTTTCTTGCGTCACTTGAAATGAGTAGCGCGCAGTTGATAGACCGTATTGTTTCTTCTGAAACCGAAGTGGAACTAAAGAAACTAAGAAGCCGACCTACCTCACACGATTTAATTCAAGTACACAAAAAAATTGATCACTTGCTCAACGATGGCTTGTACATTGACGATACGCCAGCATTGTCCATTACCGATTTGCGGGCAAAAGTACTTTCGTTCGTATCAGAACACATATCAGAAGCAGATGGAGAAGAACTAGGTTTTGTAATGGTAGATTACCTACAGCTAATGCGCGGAAGCGAAGTAGACAAGCGTGGAGGGAATAACCGCGAGCAAGAAGTAGGAAGTATTAGCCGTGGACTAAAAGCTTTAGCAAAAGAACTAAACGTGCCTGTGATTGCACTTTCGCAACTAAGCCGAGGCGTAGAAACACGTGGTGGAGACAAACGCCCTGGATTAGCCGACCTACGCGAGTCAGGCTCAATAGAACAAGATGCCGACATGGTTTTATTCCTGTATCGACCTGAATACTACGGCATTTTGGTAGACGAAGAAAACAATTCGACCAAAGGCACAGCCGAAATAATTATTGCCAAGCACAGGAACGGAAGTCTTGATACAGCACATGTACGCTTTGTGGGCGAACTCACCAAGTTTGCCAACCTCAATGACGAATGGGCGCAACCTGTAGCACGAGATTTTGCACCAGACCACGCCACCAGTGCCGCCACTGTAAAGTACCGAGAGCCAAAAGAAGACGTGAAACCTGACGTTTTTAGGCAGTCTCAGCCAGCTAGTTTACTCGACATGATTCCGCCACCTCCCAACGCAAACAAAGGGAGTTTCTAAACATACATTTCGCCTCTGTTTTCGCTAAGACAGAGGCTTTTTTCGACCACTAAAACACTAAAATACGATGGCCAAAGTAGGCGCACCATACAAGGAAGGACTCAATTATTATGTGTGTTCTCCTGAAGATGTAATCATTAAAAAGGAGCTAGATATGCTATTTGGCTACCTTGGAAGTACCGTGTACGACCGCATCATGTCGTGCATTTATTTGGAAAAAGGGTACTATTTTCAGTATGCTGAAACCAACTTGCTACCAACTTGCAACAAACTTGCTACAGCATACGGGTTTTTACTCATGAAATTGGGCATTGATTCACGTTCCAAGCCAAAAGTTCTCGAAATAGTACAATATTTAGTAGAAAGAAAGGGCATTTTTGATGCTAATAGCTTCAATGAGCATTTTATCTTTACTAGCAACCGCATTCAACGCTATTATTTTTGGGTAATAAGTAGACGTATAGAGTTGATTTACAACGATAAATACCTATTGGCAGGAGTTCAGGACTTTATTAATCAGATCATAGAAGAACGCGCAAAGTCTAGGAAAAGAGTCGATCACGAAGAAGCTGAAGTACTACCAGAAGGCTATTTAGAAGCAATTATCAATAGTGTAAAAGTACCAAATAGCGAAAACCAAGAAAATGGAATTACTGTTCACATTAATTCAGAAAATGACGACATAAATCGAATTACTGATATAGGACTTAATGATAACAATAACAAACAAAGAGAAGCGAAGCGAAGCGAAGCAGAAAATGGAAATTCTATCAAATTTCCTTCTCGTACTAAAGTACTACCCCACGAAAATGTTTCGTCCAGCGCAAAAGATGCTTCTAAAAATGAAAAAGTAGGTCGTACTCCTGTTGCATGGCGAAATGTGTTTATTCAGAATTGGGAAAAATTTAGCGAACAAACATTTGCCCCAAGTTCAGCACACAATGCACAAGTGAATTCGATTGTAGGATTTGCCGTAGGAACGGTAAAAAGGAATTTAGTGAAAGTAGGCTGGACTGACGAAAATATTACCGAAGAAGTGATTGTAAAACCATTGGAAGCCATTTTTGAACGCATTTTTACCACAGATGTATGGCGAAAAAACCCAAAATACATACGCCAAAGCGTTGATTTAAAGAACATTGAGAACAATTGGGCAACCATTTTTAACACCGCATTTCCCATTGCAGCCACCCAAGACAAGCCAGCAAAACCCAAGTTACAGAAGCAAAACGTAGCCAAAAGCCAAAGAGCGTCTTTCGAAGAGGATTGAAAATTTTGATTCTAAAGCGTTCGAAATGGCTCAAAGTACTAAGACAAGGATTTAGGCACGAAAACGCTACAAACGCAAAAATCGGGCTATTGTGGCAAATGAAACAATAAGCCATACAATAGCACGTGAAAAGACACAATGTTAGATTTATTTTGTAATAAATTACACAAGTGTTGTAATAATTACAACATTATCCATACTTTTGCACGTGCAAAAAGAAGTACTAAAATATAAAAACCATGATTTTAGCCATAAAGTATTTTTGTGTAACTAATTGATATTCAGTATTTCAGCCACGATATTATACGTACATTATGAGTATTTTAGCCTTACTTCGAGTCGTTTCTTCCGCTAAAGGAAACTAAACTAGCCACTAATTACTAACCACTAGCCACTAATATGATTACCTACGTCCTTACTATCTCCGAAAAATTCCCCAAAACGCATAAGCGCGCTGGTCAGGAAACAGGTTTTCCACTTGCAATAAAGCATTACGAAAAGATTCATACCATCCGAGCCAACTATGCGCTTTGGAAGAAACGATTTGAAAAAATAAATGCAGGATTAGCTATTTTGGTGCTAAAAGTATGGGTAGGAAAGCCATACGGCAAAGGTTCAACACAGCATTCAATTTTCAAATACGATAACACGTGGGGGATTGGGGTTGAAAGGCTAGAATTTTTTGAAAACCAATTTGATATTCCTTGCATAAACTACCCACTAATAAACAATCATGAAGAACCAACTATTGAAACCATCGCCAAAAATGACGGATTGTCATTGGTAGACTTTAAAGAATGGTTCAAAAACTACGACCTATCACAAGAAATGGCCATTATCCATTTTACCGATTTCAGATACGCTAAAAAACTAGCCACTAACCACTAAAAACTATGACCCTCAAAAAAACACACGTTGTGATCGTGCTAATTGTCCTGATTATGGGCAATAACATCACTCACTCGGCCAGTTTGTACCAAATGCTGAGTGGCGAAAATTACTGGAAAGCGTTGTTTGCTATGTTCATACTAGATGCAGCCGTGATAGTCTCGGCTTTGTATGCCCGTGGCGTGGGCGACCAGCGACTTTCGGCTTTGTTTGCCTGGTTGTTGTTCCTGTGCAATTTCTTTTTTTGGGGCGGACTGCAAGACGTGTATTTTTTCAAAACCACCTTGGCCGACCCAAAACTAATGACGCTTTTTATTACCAAAATAATGTTCTCCGGGGTGTTTGCCTTTACCATTCACCACTTCAGTTATCTGTACCGAGATTTGCGAAACCAAGAGCAACAAACGAGCAAGCTTGAGCAGGAGTTGAGCAAGATTGAGCAAGGCATGAGCGAAAGCAAGCTACGTGCCGAGCAAGTACTAGCAACCGCACAGCAAGCCCATACCGAACACCAAGCATTACGCGACTTACTACAAGAACGCACCGAGCAAGATCATCTTATCAGTGAGCTACAAAACAGAGTAGCCGAATCCCACAAAGAAACCGCCCGTATTAACGCATTGCACCAAATAGACATAGCCGAACGTACGTTGTATTGTATTGATAATGAACGCTTAATGTCAAGTGCCAAAGCTGTAATAGGAGCTATGGGCGGAATGCCAGATGCTGACCGAGAATTCCATCTTGCTCGAAAAAAACAAGTAATAGAATCTTACCAAAACCAACTATGAACCAAGTAAAAAGAACAAAACCGTTGCAAAATGTCACGGTTTCGGCTAAAATAAAAGTGCGTATTTATACCTACAATACAGTAAGCCATAGTCGCAATGTAAGTGTAGTAAGAATGTACTTTTCTCCTGAAACGATGTCTTTGATTGGGTTTGACGAGATCGTATTTGACAAGCGTAAAATGTTCATTAAAAGACCAAGTATAGATTCGCTAAAAACGCTAAAAATTCACAAACATGGGCATGTTTCTTTGTCTATAAAAGACGAAGATTTGGTAGGCGAATAAGAAATGCCTCACTTTAAAATCAATAAATAAAGCTTATCAACTGAAGTAGAATTAACAGAGGGACATTCGTGTCCCTCTGTTGTGGTAGAATTAACTGATGGACACCAATGTCCCTCAGTTGCTATCAATAATGAAAACATTTACTTCCCTTATTGTAAAAAAGACCAAAAACGATACTAGCCGAGCCAAATGAAAGGCCAGATATTACACCAAAGACAGTATTTGTATACTTTCCAATAAAAAGAATTGGGATACAAAACAATGCTATTACTATCAAATAAGTAACGATAAACATCAAAATAGAATTAATAATTAGTTTCATGGAGGGCATTTTTTAATGAATCAAAATACTACAATTCAACTCCGCCAAAGCCTTTACCACCTCAAAGAAGCCCACTTTTACATTGGCTTCTTTTTCAACGTGTTCGTGGCACTGTTTTAAGGTGTAATTATTGGTTTTGATATAGGGTGTTAATATTTCTTGGATGTTTGGCATTGATTAAACACTTTTTTCTACTTTATCAATAACTAAATCCATTTCAACAAAAATACGATTTAGAAAACAAGCAATACTCTCATTTTCTTTTTGGGAAATATATTTGCTCCATCCTGGCTCGTAATTGAAATTAGAGAATGAGAATACGTATTCAAATACATAGCCATTCCCATTGGTATACAAAATAACGTTAATGATTTTTGGATCAACTCGCTCTGGATAGTTAGGATGAAAAAAATCCTTTTTCAGAAAAGTATTAATAAAACTTTTCAATTTAAGAATACTCCAAAATACAGATTCAAAGTATTTATGCTTTTCTTCATCAGAAGGAAAATCAGTGTTAAATAGAAGCATTCTGTAGTTTCCCATTTGTATTTTTTCAGATTCCCTCCATTTAGAAACTGGCTTTGTTGGCTGTTTTAGGATGGCATTAAAAAGGCAATTAGAAATAAATCCTTTAAAAACATTGTAATTCATTGAGTTGTTTCCAATGTAATTGTCGCCTTTTATTGGAAATGGAAAGTCGGCATTGCGTGAATTGGCCGAATAGTTGAAAAGTTGCTTGCTTACTCCATCTTTTTGCCAGCGACCTACATATTCGTCAAATTTATTTCCAGTTTTAAGAAACCAATTAATAGCTTCCATTTCCACATCCAAAGGATAATGTCCGTTCAATAGTTTTGTAAAGTCTATTTTCATAAAATTCATGTTTGCTTAATTAAAACCCGTTTGGATGCCTTTTTCGGATCCTTCATTTGGTATTTTGATAGTACCAAATTCAACCCATTCAGGTTCTTCTTTTAATTCCACAGGTTCATCATCCCAAGTCAGTTTTTTGCCAAAAGGGAGCTTAGTTAAAATTCCCCAAACGCTTTCGTACCATACTTCATAACGGCCTTCACTTTTTCGAGGCTGTTTTTTAAAAAGTAATTCAAATCCTTCTTTATTTACTGCTACCCATGCCATAGTTTTACCTTTTAAAATTTACAAACGAACCACCTCTCACTACCACAAGCCACGAAATGATGATGAACCACAAATACAAAGTGATCCAAGGATGTTCTAGTATTATCTGATACAGTTCTCTTAATTCTTTCACAAACTTTTATTTATTTCAGTTACAAAATCTATCACAATTTGCTTTATCTGATCTTCTGATCTGATTTTTTGCACTTCGCAAAATGCGAACGATTCTAGTTTTTCCATCGCCACGCCTTGACCTGCAAAGCGATGTTTGAAACGGCTTAGATTTTCCACTACCACCGCTCTATTTTTAAAATGCTGGACACTTCCTACTTCTTGAGGTACCAAATTGGCACAAGAACAAATCAAATTCGAAAGCATGATACAACGCATTTTGTTTTGCAAAACAGGATCAGCAGGAAAAGAATGAAACTCCAAAGTATTCGAAAGGCACTTTTTAAGTGTGTTTGCTTGAGTGTATACAATATTGTTTGGGGTATTCATCAAGTCCTTGTATTCATAATACATTGCCCCTACTACATTGTCGCATACTTTTCTTGCAAGCTTTGTCTCTTTGTTTATTTCAATACTTTCAAGCTCTTCCTGAAGCTCAAAAGCGCAAAGGTAGGCGAGTGTTATTAGTGTCTCAATCATTGTCTTATTTTACACAAACTTACAAATAAATGTTGCAATAAATACAACATTATTACACAATTATTCGTTTGAAAGTATAATAAGTTAGAATAAAAGTGTACATTTGGGTACTGAAAAAACGTGTCGAAAAGTATGCGTTATTGAATTGACTGTCAAATGATTGAGTTTAATCCAAGGAATATAAAAAAAGGCGCACAGATTACCGCTATATACAACCAAAAAGGTGGTATGTATTGTTCGTTTCACAAACGCGCCACAATGGGCCAGAAAATCGAGCGTCACCAAGGTAATTACACCTACGTGGCGCATGTTGAATTTGGGTACGAGATTTCCGAGGATGCTATGATTCTTATTTCCGAGTTGTTTCCAACCGTGAACATGGATCGCAAGTCGGTATACCTTACCATCACACAGTGGATTACACTGTTTGCAGCACTTGAAGAAAAAGAAATCAAACTAGTTCAGCCCGACCCAAGTGCCACCAATCGCAAAGAAATAGATTTCAGCATTGAGCCAAAGCCAACGCCTATATTTGACCAATACCAAGCCAAGAAAAACGGAATCAGTACCGATGGTGGCAAAATAAACCGCAAAGCCAACACTCTGTACATTCGCCAGTTGATAGCCGAAAAAGGCACTAACCGAGATTTGTACACAGTTGAAGAACTGCAAGCAATGCGCAAGTACGAAGGTGCAGGAGGACAAGCAACCGATGGAGAGGAAATAATTACACAGTTTTTTACCCATCCCTACATTTGCGAGAAAATGTGGCGCATGGCCCATTATTACGGTTTCAAAGGCGGTAAAGTATTGGAGCCAAGTATGGGAACTGGACGTTTTTTTGAGAATGCCCCAACCACCGCCACGCTCGTAGGCATAGAACCCAATGTGGAAGCCGCCACCATAGCCAAGGTATTGTACCCACATGCTACGGTGCTAGACCAAACAATTGACGGCCTTCCGTATTACCTCGAAATGGCTTTTCTACAGCCAGAAAGGTTCAATAGCAAGTACGTATCGGGGAAGCCAGCAAACTATCCTTATGGGCCATCCTCTGTTAGTTGGTTGGGGTCATTTTCTTTAGTTATCAGCAATCCGCCTTATGGGACGTTTAGTGGCGAATACTACTCGCATTTCAAGAATTTGAAGATTATGCAAATCGAACATTTCTTCTTATTCAAATGCCTGGATTTGTTGGAAGTAGGAGGGTTATTGATATTCTTAATCCCGTCCAACTTTATGCGCAACGGGCTTTTGTATCAATCAATAAAAGCCAAGATATTCGAAAAAGCCACTTTGGTAGATTGTATCCGTTTGCCAAACGGGAAAGACGTGTTTGAGAATACAGAAGTGGGGGGGGATATATTAGTGCTTAGGAGAAAGTAGTTAGTGGTTGGTAGCTAGTAGTTAGTAAAATGGAAGAAGCCATAAAAATAATAAAAATGAAAAAGAATTCATTTAAATTAGCCAAAAATCACGAAGATTGGGTTTTTTGTTGTGGGCAATACCACGACCGTAGATGTGAATCTTGTGCAATGTGTAAAAAATAGCAATATGGATCAGCAAGTATTCCAAAAAGCAAAAGGGATAGAAAAAAGGGTTGAAAATCTGGAAAGATTTAAAAAAGTAGTCTCCGCTTTTTTTGTAGAAGTGAATCCAGAAAATAAACAGTCTAGCGAACAATTGTTTTGCGATCAAATAAAAAAACTGGTATTGTTTCAAACGACAAAGCCCGATTACCTAAAAATAACCGAGACAATCGATCAACAAATTGAACAATTAAAACAAGAATTTAACGAACTGTAATATGCCAGATCAAAACGAATTATTCGCCAAGTTGAAAGCCATCATTACCGATTGCGACAAGCGCGCCATGCCAATGGTATGCGAGCGCATCACCACGCCAAACGGCCTTGCGTGGGTCGAAAACCGTGTAATAAACATGGTAACGTCTGAAGATGGTTTTACAGTAGAATCCGCCCTTGCCCATTTGGAAAGCGAACTGAATGAAAGCAACTAGTTTATGAACGCAGACCAAGTAATACAAAAAATGAAATCATGCAGCAGTGCATCCAACATCCAAACCAGTCTATTGTAACTAGTCAGGAAAGGAAACGAGCCGTGAAATTTATAGCACATACCAAATGACCAACCAAGAACTAAGAGCGCGCACCGCCATTTTGCCCGAATTTGCCAGCATGGCTATGAATGCAGGAGAACAACTGCAAGATGCCCAACTAAGCAAAGGTTTTGTGCCAAACGAACTACAACCGTTGGTAGACGAAGCCATTACAGGTGCCGCACCTACATTTTCCGACCGCCCACTTACCGACCTCGAACTATCCACGCTCGATACCTGGTTTGTGGCCCATCCCGAAAAGATAGCCGGAATGCAAATTGCAGGATCAGGCTACATAGCACCCATCCGTACCCGTGGCAACATGGAAGACTTGGAAAGGGTGTTTGCGTTTTTGGATGAAGAGCCAGTTCAAAGTTCAGAGTTCAATGTTCAAAGTGAGCCAGTTCTCAATTCGCAAACTGCAAATATAGAAACTGAACGATTAAGACTTGAAAGTGTAAATGAAATTCTTGACGAGGAACTTAAAAAGTTTTCTGTCAAATATCCTTCTGAATTAGGCGGTGTAAGTGACTATGGAAGGTCAACTCCTGAATATAAAGAAGCAAAAAAAGCATTTGACAAATCATTTGAAGAATTGAGAGCATTTAATCAGGCTCACAAACCTCACAAACCAAAGCAAAATGATAGGGCGCAAATGGCCAAAATAAAAGCCAAAGCCAAGGCAAAAGCAAGCGCAGCGGCTTTGAGATTGAAACGTAAAAACGAAACGGTATGACACCAGTAAAAGCCGATAAATTGGTAAGTCTTTTGAATGAGGCGGCTAGTATAGGCGCAACTCAGGTAGAAGTGGTTTGGGTGCCAATGCCAAACGGGGTTCAAAAGAAAACCGTGTTTAATATACCAGAAGAAGCCTTTGATATTGCCGATATGGTACGCAACAAAGACAAGTACGAAATAGAAAGTATCAGTTTTTTACCAAACAACAACCAAATGACAACCAGCGAAAAAATAAAAAACCGCACCATTATTTATGCCGATTTGCAAGATCAAGACCTAAAGGACCTATTCGAAAACGTGGCCATCCTTACCGACAACTTTACCGACTTCTCTGATCCTGACGGGCAAACGCTTTTCAATACTTTGGTAGACGAAGTGGAGAGGGAAATGTTAGCCGTTAGTGGTCAGTCGTCAGTGGCTAGTGAAATGCCAATAGACCTAAAAGTAGGTGATACTTTTTATGATTCATTTGAAATTCATGAACCTAAAAGGCGAATTATCAAAATAAAAGACGGAAATGTATATCATGTAAGTGTGGATGCAAAAGATGAATTATATCCAAACTTTGAGTCATTATCTCAACTAAGAGAAACGATAAATCGTCAAGATTTGTATGAAAGCGAAAGGCATGAAAGACAACAGAAATTAAAAGAAGAAGAAAGGAAGGAAGCCGTTGATATTGCAGAATTTAATGACATTGATGGGTTTGCCGATAATGTTTCTCCTGTTGAAAAAGGAAGAATATTGGCATATTTGAATTCAAAAAAGAATGGAATCAAAGTAAAAGACAGGATTAGAGATATAGCAAATAACAATGGAATTATAAGCTCATTATTTCAGAGCAAAATATCCACAGAGTATTTGGATTATTTGAAATCGTTTAAAACAACCCTCAAAACCGACATTCAAGACCTAAAAGAATCAGTCAACGCATTGGCTGAAAAAATAGAGGCAAAACCAACCGTTGCAGAAATTGCCCCCTTTGAAGATTTAACAATTGACCAATTAAAAGCAAGGCAAGACTTTCTTCTAAAGCAAGCAAATGACCTTTCACGTAATTTCAAAAAAATCTATGCCAATGCTGATATTGAGTCTCCAATGGGCAAAGAAGAACGTGAAATGAAAACCCAAATAGCGAATTTGTTTTCTCAAGTCAACGACATTACAATCCAGATCAGGAAAGCGAAGCAAAACCCAACACCTAATACCCAAAACCTAATACCTGAATTAACCGAAACCCAATTGGCAAGACTATCCAAAGCCATCGACACCAACGATGAACCAAAAAGCACCAAACTTACGCTATCGGTTCAGGAAGTGATTGAGAAGTACAACGCTCATATTTCGGCAGACGAAATAAAAGCATGGGTATGGTACAAACGTACATTTGGCAACCCGATGAACGGATGGGAGAAATACTACATTTCGAACAATAAAACTGGACGTTCGGAAATAGTAGTGACCGCCAAAGAAACCGTGGTATTGCTCGATAATCGTTGGAAAGAAATCCGTACCGTAGGTGCAGGAACGTTGATTGGTCGCAAGACACGCTTTGCCAACGAATACCAAGGCGTGAACTATGTAGTAGTGAAATCGGAAAACGAGGAACTATTGTATGTAGATGATTCTAAAATCAAAGAAGTAGACCAAACCTTCAAAACCGATGCCGAAGAACTAGAAAAACTAGTAATGGCTAAAGCACTCGTACCGCACAATGGCGAGTTTCTCCCAATACCAGTTTTCCAGTTTGGCGATATGTACGAACGGGAGGCCGTGCTAGATGCCGAAAAAGACGATATCGTCTCTCGTTACGGATTGGTGTACTTCAACTACTACAAAGAACTAGTAAACGAAGCCAAACCAAAAATGCTACGGTTTGAGGACGTAGTAAAATCGAATCGCCCAATTATTACGGTGTTAGGTTCGTTTGCGAACGACATTGAACTAATGTCGCTTACCGAATTGAACGAAGCCACAGGCGTGGATATTGCAGACAGAAGAAACGGGGTTTTGCAACCAGTTACTTTGCGTGAAGCGTTCGAGACGTGGTTTATGTTAACCGTGCGCGATTCGGATTTGAAAAATACCAACAGATACAATATCCAGCAATATTATTTGAAGGCCCCACGTTTCAGCAAAGCCGAAACACCCGAAGAAAAGGTACAGCAGGAAGAAATTAAAAACTACGCCCGTGAAGAATGCGAGGCATTGTTTGGCGTGTTTCTTGCCACCGCTTTATTGCCAAACGATGTGTTCAAACTGAACGTACTTTGGAACAAAACTTATAACCATATCGGCAATGTAAAAGGCGACCGTGTGCCATTGGCATTTACGTGTTCTTCTACCTTCAAAAATGCCCCTTTGACCATCAAAACCGTACAACGCAACTCCGTTGGGTTCTTGCAATTGGCCAATAGCGGATGTTTGGCGCATGACGTAGGATATGGGAAAACACTTTCGGGTTGTATCAACCTAGCTGTGGTCCTTAGTTCAGGCCGTTCGAAACGCCCATTGTTGGCCGCCCCAAAACCAGTGGTGCGCAACTGGCGCAAAGAATTGTTTGGTTACTGGACCGATGGCGACAACGTTTCGTTCGATCCGTTCAAAGCACCAGCCAAAAAGCCTAGCCAAGTGAAAAAAGGCGAGGAATTGAAAGTAGCACAAGCGGCCTATTTTGTTACCGGATTGTTGTCCAACACCGAATACACGCTTAATTATTGGGGTGCGCTAAACAAAGCCGAGTTGACACGTTTGGGCGATTTGAACAAAATTGTTCCTGAAAAATCGGTGACATTGGTTTCGTACCAAGGCTTAGAAAAAATTGGTTTTAGTCGTGCCACACGTGACGGCATTATGAACTCGCTGATGGACATACTTTCCAATGGTGAAGTAGAAGCTAAATCGGATCGTGACCGCGAAGCAACCTATCAGAAATACCGTGAAATGATGGGCGAAGGGAACAAAAACACCGTTTGCGACATAGATGTGTGCGGTTTCGACTATATCACAGTAGACGAAGTGCATAACTTCAACCACGTATTTGGATCCGTTGGGGCCAATGACGAAGGACGTGCGCTATTCGGGCTAAAAGCCAACCCAAGTACCCGTGGCGTGAAATTGTTTTTCTTGACCAATTACATCCAACGCAAATTCAATGGCAATGTGTGTTTCCTAAGTGCGACACCGTTTACCAACAACCCGTTAGAGATTTTTAGCCTTATGAGTATGGTAGGTTGGGAAAGTTTGCGCCAATACAACCTGCAGAACATCCGTACTTTCTTCGAAACCTTTATCCAAGAAACGTTCGAATATGCAGTGGACGTAAAAGGCCAATTGACCACCAAAACGGTGATCAAATCGTACACCAACAAGCATATTCTTCAAAAACTTCTTTACAACCATTTCGACTATCGTTCCGATCCGAAAGAAGCTGGAGTGGTACGTCCTTGTTTGGTTTATTTGCCCATGACCAAAGAATTGGTAGACGGTAAAATGGTTGATTTGCCCGAAAGCCAAGCTATCAACACGTATTTGGAAATGAACGACATGCAAAAAGAAGTTCAGGCTCTAGTACGTACCATTGCCAAAAGCACTTCAAGAGACAATCCTGGTGCAATGTTCCGTGCGATGGGCATGTCGTTGGATAATGCGTTTTCTCCTTTCTTGGCGACAAAAACAATGCCAATCGATCATGTCGATTTTGTAGTGAAATCGCCAAAGATTCATTTTGCAATGCTTTGTGTAGAAAGCGTAAAACAATACCATGAAGAACGAGGCGAAAACGTATCAGGACAAATACTTTATTCCGACCGTGGAAAAGAACTATTCCCGTACATCAAGGAATACTTACACGACATTGTAGGTTTCCAGCGTCAAGTCATGTTTGGGGACGAAAAAGTATCGGAAGTCGAGATACTAGATTCGTCAGTGAGTGATGATGATAAAGAGATCATCAAAGAAGCGTTCTTGCGTGGCGTGGTAAAAATCGTTATTGGCACGTCCACAATCAAAGAAGGCGTAAACCTTCAAACCAAAGGAACAGTATTTTACGACCTGTACCTAAACTGGAATCCTGGCGATTTGAAACAAAAATCGGGTAGAATCCACCGTCAGGGGAACGAGTTTGGATTTGTCCGCTACGTGATGCCGTTGGTTCAAAACAGTATGGATGCGTTCATCTCTCAGAAATTGGAAGAAAAGCAAAGCCGTATCAACGACCTTTGGGGCCGTGGTGGTGCCAACTTGATGGAGGAAGAAATGATTGATCCGGAAGAAATCAAGTTTGCATTAATTACCGATGCCAAAGAACTTACCGACATGCGTTTGGAGAAAGACAAACGTGAGGTATCAAATGCTATCCGATTGTCTGAAGAAAAACTTTCCATTTACGGTAGTTTGAAAGGCCATTTGTTCGAGTTCTTCCAATTGAAAGAAAGCATTGTCGAGGCGTTGAAAGTGAACATGGCGTTTTACCGTCAGCAAGTGATTGTGTTCAAAGGATTACTAGACAAAGCCGAAGCCGACAAAGAAAATGCGGAAACAAAACGCAAGATCAAACACCTGGGAGACCGCTTTGGCGAAATAGCCGACCAAATAGACAACTTCCTTGCCGACCCTCGCAGAGACGAACAAGAAATATTCGAGATCATGCGAAATGTGGGCTATGTGGCTGGTAGCTATTCGAACTATTTCAACGAATACCAAAAGGACAATAAATACTTCTCGTTTGGCTACAACGTGCGCGACAAATTCCGTGCCGTGTACAGCATTGTAAAACGTGCCGAAAAGGAAATACTTGCCGTAAAAGGACTAAGTATTTACGATGATATTTCTTCAATGAAAGAAGAATTGGAGTTGGAATTGGGCAAAAACACGGCTTACATGTTGCACCTCGAAAGCGATGCGTACAAACAAGGCGTATTCAACGACATTAAAAAGGAACTTGACCGCAGAGCCGCTATTCGTGGCGACTTGTACGAGCAAGTAGAGAAATTCAAAAGTTTGAACTACCTACTCAGCTACAAGGCCGATAACACCGACCGTGACACTTGCACCCTACCAAAAGTGGAATGTTGCCCAACCAACGGCTTTGTAGAGCCAAAAGTACACAGCGAAACCACCGAGGCCGAACTAGTTCCAACCGTTATCACGATAGACCAATACCGCAAAGCTCTTAAAGCGCGTGTGGCCTACCTAGAAGACTTGGCACCATCCGACCCGAAATTCGACTCGTACACCAAAGCCGTAAAAGCTACTAAGTTGATGGTGGAAATGATGGAAGAGGAAATGGAAGGAGAGGTAAAGAAGCAAGAGGGCGTGAAAGAAGATATTGAGAAGTTAGGTTTAAAAGTTGGACAGGAAATTGTTTTAATAAATGGAGAGAAAATTGAAATAAAAAGATTTTTTTTAGAAAACATAGATGAAGATTGGGTTGAATATCTTCGCAATGGGGAGAAAAACGAATCTTCAGTGAAAAGTCTAAAACAATTTATAAAAAAATGGAAGACTAATTCAAAACCATTCTCACTTTCCGACTATAAAGACGGATTGGCTATACTCCCACCCTCGCAACGTGCCATTGTGAAACAAAACGCCACATCGAGCGAAGAAAAAGAGTATTTCCAAGAATTGCTGAAAAAAATAGACGGCTATGCCAAACTGATCCAAAAAAGACCAAAAGGCGAAAGCATAGACGATTACATGGTATATTTACGCTACTACATTGCCGAAACCAATTGGCTGATATGCGAATACTATCCAAGTGAAGGGCTGTTTTATGGTTATGTGATCCTAGAAGGCGATACCCAAATGAGCGAATACGGGGCTATTTCGGTTGATGAAATCCTGAACTTGAAAGTTGGCAAATTCAACACCACAGAGCTAGACTTCCACTTCGAACCGAAAACAATCAAAGAGGCGAAAATGGAATTATATCCAGAAGAATATGCCTAAAAAATATGTTCACGACACAAATGTCGTGAGCATAGCCTAAGTGTATAAATTGTGTCACGTATTTACAATAAATGTGTGACACTTTTTGCTTTAAAAAGTAACATAAGATTTGTACTATTTTACTTTCAATAGTTTAAAGTAAAATAATAGTGTTTCATTATTTCAAACACAAAATCTACTATTGTGTAAAATCATTTCATTATATTGCAGTTCAATTTTATAAACCCAATTCAATCGTTATGAAAAAGCTATTCACCCTCTTACTAGCCAGCTTGTTTGTGCTAGTCCACAGTTTTGCCAGCCCGAAGGCGGTAGAAACTATCTCGTATGAGAAATCCGAAAAAGTAGTGCTGAAAAAAGCCGAAAAGGAAAACGTTTGCATCTACTTGGAAGTAGATACCAAGGCCAGTTACAAACGAGAGTTTGCTTCGAAGCCAGCTATCAAACCTAAGACCAGGCAAACAATCAAAGCACCGATAGACGTAGCAGCCAGTTTTGTTCTCAACCGACAGGAATATATTATACTGGTCGAAAAAGACAATACTACTTCTAACGATTCGTACAGTGTGTTGTTTTATTTAGACTCCAAGCCAATACCAAATACCAATTGGGCAAAGGAAACAAAGACAGCATAATAATTACCAAAATCAGCATATAAAAAAGCCCTCGGCAATAATTGTCGAGGGCTTTTTTTGTTACTAGCCACTAACGACTAGCCACTAGTTAAACCCAGTATTGCATCAAACGCAGCACCAAGCGGTTTTGGTTCGTATGCATTTAGGTTTTGCACTTTACTCACCATGTAGCGGCCTTTGCTGTAGTGTTTGGCCATCATGTCTATTTTTAAAAGTGTTTGTGGATCCATGCTTTTTATTCCTTGCGATTTTGCCCATCCTTTGATGGTGTACAAATGCACTTTTGGTTCTTCCGTTTTCTCCAATGCTTCAAACCTCACTTCACATTCACGCGTGTAGTCCCAAAAGTTGGTCGAAAGCGAATGAATCAAATCCAGTTGGCTTGCAAGCTGGTTTGCATTTTTGAAAAATAAAGTACCCATCGACTGCAAACCACCATAAGACCGTGCCAGTAAAGGCATAGCGAGGTAATGCGTCTCCAAAACGCTTCGATGGGATATTTTTAATGAAATTTGACCTTGATTCATGGGTCTTATACTGGTTTGCGAATCAAAGGTCTTTAAAAGAAACGTAATTTTCAAAATAAAACTTACATTTCTTTTGCAAGTTGATTATTTAGCTGTTTTCTGACCTTCATAACCCATCAAATCCCCTTTTACTTTTATTCCTTCCCAACCAAATAGAATAAAAGAATAATTGATTTGGTAAACCGTTGCGTTTTTTAAGTATTCGCCAGTGCCTTGTTTTCTGATACTTTTATCAATGGCCTCTTCCATGTTAGGCGAACCAAGACGAATGCCCAAGATTCTGATTCGTGTGCTAGTAGCCGAAACGTCTCTTTTTATTTCCACATGTTTCTTTTCGAACTCAATGTTACGGTTACTTATCATCGTAAGGTCCCCAATCCTTTGCGAGCAACTAGATAAAATAACCGAAGCCAAAATAGAACCAACAACCAATGCCTTTTTCATAATAATGTATGTGTTTAAAATTTGTTACAATGATAGCAAGGATTTATAAATAATACTCGCATAATTAATACAAACGTAAATGTATGAATAGTGTTGCAGAAAATACAACAAAAAGCAATATTTATTTTGTTTTGTGAAATAATAGTGTATTATTGTGTAACTTTGTTATATAGAAACGCACATTCAGCATGAAAGCATCTGAAAAGATTCAAGATAAAATCAACACATTCCAAGAAGCAATAGATGGAGGCGACCTAAAACAGGCCGAAGTCGTAGATTTTCGCAAGAAAATAAGCGAATTGGAGTCAAAATTGACTACTGCATTAGCCGATGAAGCCCAAGCCGAAGAAACAGCCGAAGCCGAGCGAATTGCCCAAGAACAAGCGGCTTTATTAGCACAAGAAGAAGCCGACAAGCCAAAGCCTAAAAAGAAGCCCGAAGGTTTGAAAAAACTGGACGAATCCAACTTGGACGATTGCCGAAAGGCATTAGAAGCCAACGACTTCAAAGTGAAAAGTGCCGAAGAAAGAGCCAAAGAGCGCAAAGCAGCCACCGCCAATACCAAAAAGATCAGTACCATCGTGGCCGAAAAAGTCACGGGCGTATTCCGTTCCCTTTTCAAGAAAGAGAACATAAAGAAGGTAGACATTTCGAAATTCGAAACCGTGAAAGCCAAAGGAGTAGAATTCCTCAACGCCATCCGAGAAGCATCGGGCGGTATCAGTGACGACAATTCCGAAATGGTCAAACGATTCCGCGCTTCAGTAGATGAACTATTGGAAGAAGCAAAAAAGAAACAAGAAGATTCTGAAAAGCCTAAAGACCACTAACGACTAATTACTAACGACTAAATAACCAACTAAAACCAATGGCAAGCAAAGTAGGGAAAATCGACAGAAAAGCAGGGAAACTGTATTTCGTAGACAAATCTGGCAACGTAATGGAGTCAGACATGAACACCAAAGGAGGCAAAAAAGGCCGTACCGTAGTTCGCAAAAACAAGTGTACACAATCCAAAGCCGACCTTCCAAAAAAGTACAATAAAAACCGTTCAGGTTCAAACGACTAGACTGTTAATTAATAATTAGTAATTAATAATTAAGCAAAGCGCATGATTCCTGGACTAATCCAATCGAAAATAGACGAAGGCAACGCCAAATATCCTTGGCTGTTTCTGACGGTATTTATACTATTTGGCGTGGCTTTTTTCTTGATTGAATACAAGACTAAAAAACTGCAAATGAACCTGTACGCATTGCAAATCTTGGAGCTTCAAAAACGTGCATCGCTCACAAGCAAAAATGCCGTGGCCGAAGCATTGAAAGATGATAAAGTGCTTTCCACCTTAAATACATTTGGGGTATGAGTAGCGGAGAAGTAGGGAAATACAAAGTAGCATATGTCACCGAAAGCCCAAACGTGCTAAGCTCGGATATGTTTGAGGACTATTTGGATGCCAAATCGTTTATCAAGCAAAACAACGTGAGCAATTACCTCATGTTCAAGGCACGTAGCAACAAATCAGGTCATTACGAGTGGGATTTACTCAAAGAAGGTTCGTACATCCCGTACCGAATTGGCATGTTTTTCCGCCAAAACTGGATGGAATTGCTTATCATCGCAGCGGTGATACTTACGTTTTGGGTCGTAAAAGTGAAATACAAATCGCAAATAGCACCAAGCGTATGAAAGGCTTAAAAATAGCATTGATTATCATTTTTGTGGCACTAGTAGCCTTTGGCGGCTGGTATTTCTACAAAAAGAAAACCGACAAAGACTTCGAACTGAAACTATTCGACCGAAAAGTAACAGCCGATGCGAAGGCAAGTAGGAATATGAAATTTGTAATTGAGTTGTAATTTCCACTGACGACTAACCACTGACGACTAAAATACATGCTACTCACTACTAAATTCCCCCTCGTCAACCAAAAGTTTTACCAAGACCATCAATTGGGCAATATAGATGCCTCGTTGAATGAGATTGACCAAAACTATGGGGCAATAGTAGACATCGTTTCGCAAAATAGCAATGTGCCAAAAGCATTGCTAACGGCTATGATATTTATCGAAAGCGAAGGTAAAGAAAAGGCCAAAAACAAAGCCAGCGGTGCCATAGGGTTGATGCAAATAACACTTGCCACCGCTACCGATCAACTACATGCCGAAATCAAAAAAGGGAGGCTTACACCACAAGAACGGGCGTACATTGTAGCACAAGTAGGGGAGGATAAAATGGCGTGTGTGGAAAAAATGCAATACATGGGCCACAAGCTCCGTTGCAACAATAACACAGGCGTGGTATTTACCGAAGCCGACCTATTCAAGCCTGAACTAAACATAGCCATAGGTGCTATCTACCTCGGCCAGCTGATAGACAAGCACACCGAAGGCGACCAAGTGCGCCTAGACAAAGTAATTATCAACTACAACCGTGGCCCATTTGCCAAAGTACCAACCGGAACACCCGAACAAGTGTACAAACTAGCAGGGAATTTGGAAACACGTAATTACATCGCCAAATTGGCTGGTGTGAATGGGGTAATGACTCGGGCTTAAACTAACTACTAGCCACTAACTACTAACTACTAACCACTAATGCTTCTCTTCCTCGAAAAAGTACCAGGCGATAGTGCCGCATTTGCCAAAGGCGTGAAAGCCCTTGCGAGCAAATACGGTATCAATCCGAACTGGCTAATGGCTTTGATGAATAGCGAGACAGGCGGTTCGTTCCGTGCCGACCAGCGCAATGCAGCAGGAAGCGGAGCCACAGGTTTAGTTCAGTTTATGCCAGCTACCGCCCGTAGCCTTGGCACCACCACTGACTATTTGGCAAGCCTCAGCAACGTGCAACAACTCGCGTGGGTCGACAAGTACATTGCCTACACCATGAAGTACCTTGGGGTGGACAAGATCAAAGACTATGACGACCTTTATTTACTCATTTTTTACCCCAAAGCAGTAGGTAAAAAAGACGATTACATCATTGCCCGACCAGATACCGTTACTTATGCCCAAAACAAAGGCATTGACCTAAAAGGCAATAAAGACGGAACACTTACCGTGTCCGATTTCAAGTCGTTCATTAGGACCTACATCCCCAAAGATCAATTGTGGCAATTCACACGCAGAAACCGTTACGCTATCCTGTATTGGGTTGCTGGTGGGGTGGTGGTGTGTATTGTAGTTTGGTACGCCTGGCACAAAGGCTATCTCCAAAAAATGTACGCCCATTTTTCAGCGTAAGTAATTATACATTAGTAGATTTATTTTCGTGATGTGTTGTATTTATTGCAACACATTGAGTATTTTTGTGTGAAAATACGACATGAACATACTATTTGTTTGCACCGCCAATCGGGACCAAATTTTAGAACAATTAACGTCTGAAATTGGCTATATTGTCATACTTTTCATAATTACGCCTAACGCTAAGTATATACGCCCGTTTTAATGGCGTATATACAGTGTTAGCAGAAGTCATTATTTTGACACGTAGTTTATTTGGTTAAAACGACTGGCGACCTTGGTTCGATTCCAAGACATTAGAAATAATGATGAGTGCATGGTATCTAGCGAGTGTAAGTTAGGTTCAAATCCTAGCCGTGTCAAAATTTTAAAACTAAAAACATAATTAATATGAGAGAAATAAAATTTAGAGCATTTATATCAAAAGAAAGCCGTTACAATTCAAATATGAGTAAATACTGTGTTAGCTGCTGCTATTTTAGTTATTTGTTTACTTAAACGACTTATCATGTCTGAAATTAAAGTTTATTTTATTCGTCCAAAACCAAGGAAAAACTTTGATAATATTCCTGTTTTTCTTTCTGTTGCTTTTTCAGAAGAACAAGCTTGGGGCTATGTCTTGGAAAAAGATAAAGATGCAAAAGACAATTATTATGTTGACGATATATTTATTTCACAAACAGGCCAATCGTTAGGATTAATGTGGGGAAATGAAAGATCTATTTAGTTGGTTGATGGAACTTCTAATAATGGCATATTCATTTTGTCATCTTTATTAGCAAATCTCTTCCTATAACATCTAAACAGGCAAGTTTGAAGTCATTATACAAGTCCTCGCAACGAAGATTTATTATTGGACTTGTATTGTCTGTAAAATGTTCTGATTCGTCTTTGCTAGATAGGGATAATTTGTTTTTAGCTACAAATGAGTGAGCAAAACCATTTCGAAGATAAACTTACAGGCATTGCAATACAGGACGTGAAACGATTCAGATTAGTAAGTACCGCCAAAGTAGTGTTTGTGGATCATAAAATTTCGAAGAAATGAGCCAAGAAATAAAAACCATTCACGTAGATTTTGAGAAAATGGCCGAAGCCTGTTTCCCAAAAGAAGGATTAGGCGTTTTGTTTTCGTGTATCAAAAACGAAGTGATAACCATTGGGAACTAAACCCATCAAATACAGCCAACACCAAATCTACCTTGACGGGCTTATATCCGAGCTTCAAGAAGTAGAAAAACGTCAAGCATTTTTGTTAAAAGAAATCCAAAAAGTAAGCCAAGAAATATGCCAACCACCGATAGCACTAGCCACTAACGAATAAATCTGTTTCAAAATAAACAACATTTTACTTTCCTGTACTACACAAATAGTCTACTTTTGTGTATCAATTGCGAGTGGCAAGCAATACAGTAACATCGGGCGTAAAACCAAACACGCACGATGTCTTTTTTATCCGATTCGGCAAAGCTGGCCTATAAAAAGCTAACAGGGAAGCGCATTGACGTTTCCGACATTCCGTTCCACGCCATCATCAACATGATTCCGCCTTTACGAAAAGCGGTCAATGCTTCATGTGAGAAAAATAACATATCAATTGATGAAATCGTAGATTTTGTATCAGCTGATATTCCCAAAGAACTGGAAATCCCTTTGGCCAATGCCGAGGCGTACATCCTGAAAAAATACCCCAACGCTACCGAAGAGCAACGCCTTCTTGCTATGCAGCAGGAATGTATGCCAGCAATCAACACCATCAAAGAACAAGCCACGCAACGGATGCTGATGCGCATCATTCATTTTGCATTTGGCCTCATTCCTGACAAATGGCAAGAAATAGCCCTCGAAAACCTACGCAAGTTTGGTCAAAACCTAGAAACAGCAGGAAAACTACTCACAGGACAAGGCAACAAACAAGCCTATAAAGAATTCACATACGGCCTTTTGTGCGAGGGCGAAAAGCAAATAGTAGCCGCATTCAAGTACTTGGATGAACAAACAGGCGGTAAGTCGAGCCTCACCATACGCATGGAAGATGCGGCCACCGAATTGGGCAAAGTAATCATGGTAGACGTGAACATGCGAATGCCAGACGGTACCATGTCGAGCAAAACCATCCATTTCCCCGAAGTAGGCGATTTCATCATTGACACTATTGATCGCATTCGCGAGCGCGACAATCAAAAGAACCTTCCAGCCGCTATCGACTAATGACTACGCACGAACTACAAAGCCTGTATTACCAAAATCCAGCCATCGCCTTGAAGCATATAGCCGATCAGGCCGTGGCAAAGACATTTGGTATTTCGCCAGAAAGTATCAATAATGAAAATAGCGCACTGGTGCGAGAAGCACGTAGAGTTTGCTTTTTTCTACTGAAAAGGCCGTGGGACGAAACGAAAAAAGACCGATTGAGCGACCGTAAGATCACCGAAATATACGGCCACGAAGCCTCTTACCACTCCAACGTGTACCGATATGGCAATGCGATATTGAGCGAAACCAACAAGGAAACCGCCCTGAAAACCAAAATAGTACAAGCCAAGGCTACTTACCTAAGTCTGTACGCACAACTAATCCAAACAACAAACTAATGGCCGAAACTACGATTACACCAGACGATTCGCACGAAGAACCAAAGGCACAGGTGAAAGCCGCCCCTTTGAACGATTCGGAGATTGAAATGCTGAAAGCCGCAGGGATGTACAACGAAGTCGATGCCAAAGACTATCAGACAAATCCCAATTTGGCCAAAGCCATGATGGGCAACAAACCCGAAGCTACCACCGAAGCCCCAAAAGTAGTAGGAGGCGGAAATGATGTATTTACCCCAAGTGACAGATACCAAAAGCATCAAGAGCAACTAAACCAAACCCAAACACCAGAACCCGAAAAGCGTCAGTATGTGCATGGGATGAAGTTTGAGCCAGAAGGAGAAGCCCAAACCGCCCAAGCCGAGCCAGTTGTTGCCAATCAGGTACCAATCGAACAGCCACAAGCGTACATGCCGTTCGATCCCAATGCAGGGATTGTAGAAACCATGACGTTCGATGGGTTGACGGATGAACGTCCTGTAGACAATAGTCAAGCCGTCAATTCGAGCCTCAATAAATCTACTGCACAATTAGTGACCGATGGATTGTGGGGCGAATTGTACCCTTGGGGAATGAAAAAAGCCACCAAAATTCCTACTAAGGAAATAATGGAAGACCCAAAACTTCCATTTAGCCTAAAGGACAAGTTGCTTCAAATCATTTACCGCCAAAATGCGGCCATTGAAAAAAACTGCTACCAAAGCCCAAAGCACATCAAAGAATTTCAAGATGCGCTCACGCTGGTATTGGAAAGTTACGGGTTCAACCAGGCAGTAGGCCCCGAAGGACAATTGATCTATGCACTAGTAAAACTGTGTAGTGTAGGTTGGGGTCAATACCAAGACAACCGAGAATTGAACGATAAAACAGTAATGCAAATCCAAGAAGAAATTAAAAAATTCACAGACGAGCAAGACCGAAAAGAAGCCCAAAAAAGCCAAACAGAACATAAAAAATCGGCTTAATGTCAGACGTAAAAAGAATAGCAGAAGAACTGGTAAATATTAGACTAGCCACTAACGACTAACCACTAGCTACTAAAATGAGCGAATTCATGAGGCAATGCCTTTTGATGATATGCACAGGCGAAATGGGAATTGGAAAATCATTTCTCACTCGAAAGTTTGCCGAAGCATACCATAAAATGCACCCAAATAGACCCATTCTTATATTCGACCCCAATTTCGAGGATACTTGGAATGATTTCGATTCCATTTACTTCGATATAGAGGAAATATTGGCCAACCGAAAAGAAGAAAAAAAGCGTGGGATTCTATTGCCAAAAACACGTAGCGAAAAGAACATTGAAGCCCTGAAACGTGGCATTCGCATCATTATGCCTTTCACCAAGTCGGGGCAAAAAATGAACCCTGACATGATGCAAGAAACGATGCTTACATGCTTGCAAAACTTTCGTGGTGGCTTGGCCATCATGGACGATGTGAACAAACATACCGATTCGTTTCAGGAAGAACGCATCAAAGGCTGTTTCAAAGACATTCGTCACCGTAGCCAGGACATCATCATGCACATGCAATCGCTAAACCCGTTGCGACCGTTACACTACGAGGCCGCTACTAAAATACGGATGCACCACGACAGTATAGACGTAGACCGTATTGCTGGGAAGGCGCAAGACAAAACACGAGTACTGAAAATAAGTCAGTTGATTGTAGAAGAAATGTACAATACCCACATGGACTATCCAGAAGGTACGCCCGAATATTGGAAACGTAGGTCATATTGTACCCATGTCGATCTGAAAAAGAAAAACATCATGGGATGCACCTTTGAGCAATTCGAGAAAGGGTGCCAACAATATCTCACAGGTCATTTGTATGAATTGCGCCAAATTGGGCTAGAAGTAGCCAACCGAAATAGAAGGACTAAGCCAAACTACCAAGACTTGGACGTAGCCCGAATAGAATGGATCAAATTACGAATACGCGAAGGAATGTTCGACAAAAACTTAGCCACAGGAATTTATGCTAACTAAAGTACTATTTTCAAACCCTCCTTGGTGGGGCGAAAAAATGCCAGATGGCAAATACACGGCTGGTATTCGTGCTGGCTCGCGTTGGCCGTTTATGATGCCAGTAAGTTCGCAACCCGACAACTACGTACATGGCGATTATTTGCCCTATCCTTTTTTTATGGCCTATGCTACTACTTATGTGGCACAAAATACGAATGCAAACGTAGTGTTTCGTGACAGTATTGCGCTACGAGAAAGTTACGAAAGATGGTGGGCTCATCTTGAACAAGAACAATACGATTATCTGTTTTTCGAGATTGCTACGCCTTCTTGGAGTCACGACTTTTTCTTGATTTCAGAATTGAAGTCAAAATTTCCATCGTTGAAAATGGTCATTACAGGGCCTATTGTATTGGCATTGTCTGAAAGCATGTTTCAGGCATTGCGCATCCACGCAGCTATCAAAGGCGAGTACGAGAAAGGGGCTGTTCGTGTCATAAATGGCGAAAGTGGCTTGGTAGAGTACGACATGCTTTCGGAACAAGAAATGAATCAAGCTCCGTTTCCTTACTACGAACAAATATACATTGACCGATACAATGACCTAAACCCAATCGGGCAACAGTTCCCTCACGGTCAAATATGGAGTAGTCGCGGATGTCCGTACAAGTGCATATTCTGTGTATTCCCTGCCACTATGACGGGCAACGACCCAGATGGTAGCGCACCTAGAACGGTACGACACTACAGCCCAGAATACATAAAAGGGCTTGTCACACTATTGAAATCTCAGTTCGGGGTTAAAAGCATCTATTTTGATGACGATACATTCAATTTGGGCAATGCGCATGTTTTGGCTATTTCAGAAGTAATGAAAGATTTGAACATGCCGTGGTCGGCCATGTGCCGTGCCGATACCGTTTCGCTCACAACTTGGAATGTGATGAAAGACAGTGGATGCTTTGGCGTGAAAATAGGCTACGAAAGTGGAAGCCAGCGCGTGATAGACCATATCATAAACAAACGGTTAGATTTAAAAAAAGCATTTGATACCACACAGTACATCAAATTACTAGGGATCAAAGTGCATGGCACATTTACCATAGGCTTACCAGGCGAAACCAAAGAAGAAGTACCGCAAACTCACGATTATATTCATTCGCTTGGGTTGGATTCTTTTCAGTTGTCCGGCACAGCCGAAATAGAAGGAACCCCATTGCATACGCTTAGAATCAAAGGATCATTGCCCAGCTACACGCAAGCCGATAGCACACACGAAAACTATATAGTAGAAAGTGATGGAGAGAAGAAAAAACAACAACTGAAAGCATGAATGTGAAAATTCCCAATATCCCCACTTACATCCTCAATATTCCTGCCCGAAAAGAAAGGCTTAAAAACGCATTGCTTCAGGTTGAGAAGTTGGGCGTAAATGCTGAAATTTTCCATGCATACACTCCTGTGATGCTAGATGTCCCTTATGAAGAACTGGAAAAGCCATTGCATAAAATAAATCGGTTCACGCCTGGTTGTTTTGCCGCCAGAGACTCTTTTGTGGCAATTCTGAACGATGCTGTTGCGACAAAAAAGCCTTGTTTTTTGTATGTAGAAGACGATGTATTTATTGTAGATGGTGCAAAAGAGCAATTAGAACAAATGTTGGCCGAATTGCCTGACAATTGGGATGTGCTTTTGCTCAGCGTGTATCACTATCAAAAGCCCGACATTGTTTCCGAAAGCCTAGTAAAAGTCAATGGTACTTGGGGCATGAATTTGGCATTGTTTAACGAAAGTAGTTACGAGCGATTATCAAATCTGGTATCAACAGGTTTCCGTCCAGCCGACCTCACCGTAGGGATGACCAAGTTGCTAGGTTCAGATATAAATGTGTATGCAGCACGGCACAATATTAGCTACGAAACTCCCGATATGGTATCGGACATCACACATAAAGCGGAAACAAAAGAACTGCCAATTGATGTGATGACACACCAAGAAATTACGCCAATTGAAATAGCCTTGGCGAAAAATCCAAATTTGAATTTAGAACAAATTTGGGAAAGAATGAATCCAAAACCCAACTAAGACATGGACTACTCAAATTTCATCATCCCCGAAGATCAAAAACTGGTACCTATAAGCGAGGAAGATTGCCAAATCATTCACTGTATGATTCAGGATAATAATCTTCAGCACTATCCAAGTATTGAAACTGGTTTGGCGTATGGTAGAAGTGCCTTTGCTATCATGAATGCCAAAAAACAACCTCATGAAGCTATTGACCGTTTTCAACACATTGTTTACAAAGGATTAGGATTAAAAAACCTATCCCAAAATGGCATAGATATGACACGGCTAATTTTTGAAGAGGAATTTTCAGAAATAGCACTTCCTCAAAAAATAAAGCAGGAATCAGAAAAATACGGCTTTGCCTTTATTGATGCCGACCATAGTTTCGAGGCCGCTTTTATTGATTTCTTTTATTTGTCAAAACTGGTACGAGTAGGCGGAGTCATAGCCATACACGATACTTGGCTAAAATCAATTCAGCAATTGCGCTCTTTTATTATCAAAAATCAAGATCATTTTGATGAAATAGCCCCAATGGTATACAATGAAGCTGGCAACTTACGATTTGTAATTACCCCAAGCATGTTCTTCTTCAAAAAAATAAAAAAAGAACGTGAAACCCATTACGAACAATTCAAAAAGTTTTAACAATTAATCCAAGCCCAAATGAGAACAATACCTTTAGATTTTCCAAAACACAAAACATTCTTGATAAACCTAAAACGTAGAGACGATAGGTTACATCAAGCCACGTTAGCCTGTCATAAAATAGGGCTTGAATTTACGCTTATAAAAGCCACGGATGCAACCACGGCTAATTTACCAAAATACATTCCAAGCGAAGAATTTGAAGCTAGTAGATTTAATAAAGCGGCTTATGCCTTGGCTCATACTACAGCTAAAATTTTGCGCAAAGCCATTAAAGAGGATTTAGATCAAATCTTAATAATGGAAGACGATGTAGTGTGGCACCCAAAAGCCAACGAACTATATAGTAAGTGTATCAATCAATTGCCCGAAAATTGGAAGCTAATACACTTCTCGCAAATACACCATATCCCTTCGCCATCGGCAAGTGCTATTTATCAGAAAACGAATAATTTAGACAATCCGCTTATCACCAAGCTGATAAAAACCTATTCATGCGCGGCTTATGTAATCAAGCGTGAAGTTTTTGAAGATTATTTAGCATTCTGCGAAAACCCCGACCGCCCAATTGACAATTGGCTGATTGACAACTATCAAGGAGACGAAACGGTTTCTTACGGTACCTATCCAGCTCTTTCATGGCAACGATCTGGCTATTCTGATATCCAAGAAGGGCATTTGGAATTGACCGCACGATTGAAACAGGATTTTAGTCAATAGGTTTTTAGTGGATAGTTGTTAGTGGCTGTATTTAAAAGGAGGCGTAGCTTTTAAAAGTTATGTCTCCTTTTTTTGCCACTAACCACTAATTACTAACCACTTAATTACTAGGTGTATACATGCTTCTATAAAAGCAACAAACTTTTTTATGTTATACAATATTATAATCTTTGTTCCATTAGTTACAACCAACTCAAACAGAATTCCGTCATGGATATGAAAAACCTAAATTGGAAATTGATCGCTATTTATGCGATTGTTTTTATTGCACTGGCGGTAATTGCGCTGGTGGTGTACAACAAATTAGTTGAGCCAGCAATTTCGAAATCGAAATTTAGCATGAAGCCAACAGCCGTTGCGCCTTCTGCAACTCCTGCTCCTGTAGCTACGCCAGCTTCTAACTACGCTGGATAAGTTTCTCAAGAATCTTTATTGAACTATTCATACAAGACAGGCGAGGGAAACCGTTGACCCAAATTAATTTCAAACTACCAAACGTAAATAATCATGAACAAGCACACAGTAGCCCTTATTTCAGGCTCTCGTTCTAATTGGGGCGGAGACGCTTCGCAAGCAGGTCGTTTTATCGGCCAACCACGTCAGGGAAATATGTCTCCTATGTCGAACCGTGCAAACGTAACGACTGAGATTGATCCTATTTCAATCACCATCCAAAACACGGACACAACCAACACGTTGTATGCTCCGTTGTTTAACGGTTATAGTAAATGGGCTATCCCTTACAATGCCGTTGCGGACATAAATGGAACTGTAGCACAAGCAAGCAAAGGTATCGTAATCAGTTACACTGGGAACTATTCGGAAGCTCGTTTGAAACAAGATGCAAGCGGAAGCCCATTTGCGCTTCGTCAATGGTATTTTCAGTTCAATACCGATGCACAGTTGGCGTTGACTTGGAAAATGGAAAGCATCATCGGTACTGCGTCTAAAATAGACACTTTGCAACCAGTTATTTTCCGCCCACAATCAAACAATGTCTTAACTGATATGGCGTTTGATTGGTTCCAATTGGTGAACGGTGGTTACACGTTGTTCGTGCCTGTATTGCCATCTTCAAGCATTACGTTGATCGTTCAAAAACAATCGCAGTTCAATGCTTCTGATGCTTTGCAAGCTGTGCCAGCCGTGCAAGTTTTTGACCAAGCTGCTCCACAGAGACTTTACTAGTCGTTGACGTGTGACAATATTGAGCCGAGAGCCTACACGGCTTTCGGCTCAATTAGTTTAAACCCAACCCAAACGAACAAATGTATCCTGCGAATATCAATACCAACAATATTTACGAAGTACACCCTACAGTGGAGTATTTAGTAAAGACTTGTCCACAGGAATGTCGTGCATTCTTAGTCGAGAAAACAGGGCAAATGGCACGTGACGAATTCGAATTGCAGTATGCACTTGATAGTTACATTTTGCAATTAGGAAGCGAACATAGGCTGCAAGAACTATTTGAACGCATCCACCCCGATTACGATCAGATCAAGAAAAGAGTGCTAGCAACTACAGTGGCTAGTGTTCCAGTAGTGAGTCATTCGCCAGTCGTTAGTCAAAATACGCATAACGAAATACGCAATACGCCCCATACTTGCGCCAATAACGACCTTATTTGTCAATTGAAGGATTTCTTTACTATCAAAATAAATGTGATTACCGCCTTGGCCTTAGTGATTATCGGGTACATCATATTCAAAGCATTGCAAGACTCGAAAACCAACTAGTCATGAACGAACAAAATTATAGCCAACAGCAGATCGATGCCATTTATGACGAAGTGGTGAACGTGTTTGGCCAAGGCTTAACCTTCGAGCAACAAAAAGAATATGCCTCGCGTTGGGACGATATTTGTGCGAAAACAATTGCGTTTGCCGAAGCAAATGGAATAGACCTTACGCCTGATTTGATCTTCCCAAACAAGGATGCCATTTTGGCTACTCCTAATCCTTTGGAAGAAACCTCTATCCGTATCGAAGCTACTATACCAGGGGTGAAAACGGCATCTGAAAAAGTAGACGAACACAAAATTTCGGACTACACCTTCAAAAAATACCTCTTGATGGTGCTTGCGGTAATTGCTATCGTAATTCTGATGGGAAAATACGTGAAAGTAGCCGCAGGAGTGATGCTTGCCTTTTGTGTGATTGCGTTTTACTTGATCCATACCAACAAGGCCAAAGAAGTAGAAGACAAATTGAAAAGCACAATTAAACCAGACTAACAAACAACATCATGTGCAATTGCAGCGGAAATAAAATGAGTCATTGCAGTGGATGCGGTGGCACATGTGGCGGAGGTTCAAAAGACATTTTACGTGCAAAACAATTTGCAGGAAACGACAATGGCTTTAACCTCGATCAGTACAACACCATCGTAGGCTTAAACGGCAACGGCAATCGTGGCATTCCTTATGGTCCGCCCGACAAGCTGATTGCAATGAGCCATTGGGATAATGATCCTGAAATGCTAGTGACAGACGAAACGCAAGCCCAAGTAGATGCTTTGCCAACAAAACCAAGTGCGTACGACAAAGTAAAACAATGGTTTGATGATGGCACAGCCGAAAAAGCAGCAGGAACGGGATTATCGGTATTGTCATGGTTAAAAACAGGCAAACAACCAGCCCCTACAAGAACGCCAACAGCAAGCGCAAGCGATACCAATACAGGAAGCGATCATACGCTATACTGGATTGCTGGTGGTGTGATGTTACTAATTTTGGGAGTAGGATTGTATTTCGCATTTCGTAAAAAGTAGGGATTAGTAGCTAGTAGCTAGTAATTATTGACTAATACCTAACCACTAATACCTAACCCCTAACCACAAACTCATGAAAAAACTAACCTGTAGCAATGTTGGATTCAAATTACTGGTAACCATAAAAGCTACACGTCCTGTTTTTTTGGAAGTTATTGGTTATGACAAAAAGATTAAACGATGCGTGTATTTCCAACGGTTCAAAAGTAACCAGCCGGATGGGACGTTTTATGGAACGGAGACGATTGAGTTCTTCATGCCCATCGTACCAAAGCACTTGCAAGTGGAGGCTTTCAACGAAGCCAACGGATCGGATGCAGGAATCACGATAACCAATGTGCAAGAAGTGCCATTGGGAGCAAAGTTTGACATCAAACGCCCTGATATTCTAGATTTTAAGGTGTTTTCGGATTGGCTTGCTCAATATGGTGGTGCGCTCCCTACTGATACCTACACAAGTCCTGGCGGATTTTGGAAAGTACATTTGGTTGACACCATTTTAGATGCTGATAACAACTTCAAGCCCATAGATACAGCCGCAAGCGTCATGCACGATACAGGCGAAATATTTGTGAAAGCAAAAGAGTTCAGAGGCATTACTGTTCCTAATCGTAAAGTAGTGCTTTGGCACGAGTTGAATCATTACGTGAACAAGTCGTACAACGAAAGCGAATGCGACCATTTTGCAATGGTTATTTGCACGGCTGAAGGTTACGGACGATACGACATTACCGACACAGGCGCACGACTATTTGGGTTTTGTGACCCAACCAAGCGCGACTGTACCGAACAAGAACAACGTGTGGTGAACATGTACAACTGGTTTTATAATTAATTAGCAAATGAAAACAAGTACAATAGTATTGATAATAGTAGGTGTTTTGGTACTGGTAGGTGCTATTATAGCTATCGTGATGCTTACCAAAAAAGACACTTCAGCTAACAAGGCATTAGAAGGTGCGCTATCACAGAAAATAGGAGAACAAGGCGGCTCTCTTGGTCAAGTGGCAGGAGCTGTAGCAGGGGTGTTTGGCGGAGGAATAGGCAAACTAATATAATAACAATGGGATTCTTAGACGATGCAGGAAGTTCGTTAAATAATGTAGTTTTCGGACTAGGAGATAGCCTATCGGGCAAAAACCAAGCCGAAATTGCAAAATTGCAACTGCAAAACCAGCGCGATGCTTTGTTGACGCTCGAAAAACTAAATACGACCAAAGGAAGTAATACAGGGCTAATTATAGGCATTGTAGTAGGCGTGGTCGTCATTTCAGGAATCATCGCTTTTTTTGCCTTTAAAAAATCATCATAAACCAAACAACAAATGAAAAGTTTAAACGAAAATATTGGATTGAGTGGAGGCTATGGCATGAGCCATTTCGATGGCTTTGATGTAAATGCTGATGCGGAGGTAATTAGAATCAAAAACTTGTTAGATGCAAAAACGGGCGAATTGCTTCCTCTGCAAAAAACAATTGCAGAAGCAAAAGCGCGAATTGATCAACAGCAGGCAAACATGGCAATTCATTTTGCAAATGTTGGAGGAAATGTAAACACCGCCTCTTATATCCAAGCGAAGGCGACTGAAGATGTGCAAGTAAATGCGGCCAAAACTAGGTTGAAAAATGCTACGGATGCGCTTGCGGCCTTGACAAAGGAAATAGACGATTTGACCGTCAAACTTGCGGATGCTAAAACATTTGCTATTGAACAATCAAACAAGATTGTAGGTCAAAAAATAGCTCTATTAGCCGAAGAAGCTAAAACCAATCCCGAAGCCCTCAAACAAATGACTGAACTTAACGCTCAGAAATTGGCAGGGGAACAAGCTTTAGCCAAGCAAAAAATTGAAGCTGACGTGGTTAAAAACAAATCTAGTAACATCAAAATCTATGTGATAGTAGGGGCTGTGGTGCTAGGTTTGGTAGCTATTGCAGGAATTTGGATTTGGTTGAAATCTCGTAAGGCGGTCTAGTATGAAAAAAATCTCGTAAGGCGGTCTAGTATGAAAAAGATGACTGACGAACAAAAATCGAACCTCAATATTGTAGTGGTGGTCGGGTTGCTGGTGGTAACATTAGTAATCTGCTTCTTTTACATGCGCAAAATTGCCTAACTATGGTTAAGAAAATAATTACAAATCAATTCGCCATTATCTTTCTATTTGTCTTATTGGCATTATTTGGGGTATGGTGGTGGGGTAGGCAGACTGGCAAACGGAAAATTGCTCGTAATGTGGACGAATTACCCAATGGTGGTTCTGGAATACCCATTGTTGGGGTTGATGAAAAAGGTAATTCTATTTCGTGGGACCCTACGCCTCTAGCCAATGAAGCACATGCCGTATTGAAGTTTTGGTCTTGGACGGAAGATAAAAACGCCTGGATAGACCGCATGACCGCATTGACAAACGACCAGTTAGTAGCCGTTTCAAACAAGTTTAATACGATGTATATCACAGAAGGTAATGGTTCATTGTTCGATCACGTAAACGAGACTTCTTTTGGCTTTTTTGATGACAGAAAATCAAAATTGCTAATGAAAATGGAATCGCTTAATCTGCATCCAGCCGACAGTTCAGACCGAAAAATATTCGGCATTTTCTAGTAAATAACCCCAAATAATAACCCAAACAACGATGAAAAAGAAAGTTTTAATTGGTATCGCAGTAGCATTAGTAGTAGGATTTGCCGTTTGGTATTTCTTTTTTAAAGAAAGTGCTGACATTACAACGGAAGAAGTAACCGATCCTACGTCAGTAAAAAACAAATTGACCACAATGGTTTCAGGTCGTGAGTACAAGCCAGAACCAGCGGTGTTCGACAATGACCACCCGATCTCGCAAGGAATGCAAGGCCCACGTGTGAAGCAATTGCAAAGTTATCTGAACAAAAATTACAATGCAGGGCTAACGGTAGACGGCAAGTGGTGGGATAAAACGCAAAAGGCACTTTTAAACGCCAAAATTGCCATTCCTGAACGTACAGGAAGCATCTATGCGGTATTGACCAAGTCGCTGTACGACAAACTAGAGCTATCAAAGTACTAGTTTCTAACTACTAACCACTAACAGTCATGGACGTATTAGGATTAGAGACAGCCAGTGAAATACTTTCCGAAAAAGGAATAAAAGTAACGATGGATGTTGATAAAATGTTTTGGGTCAAGTTGTTCTTAACCCTTGTGCTTGGGGCCTTTGTGGCTTATACAGCCGTCTCGATTGTGAAGATGGGATTCAACAAAAAAGTGTAGTGTTTTAAGTTGTGTTTGCAACGCAAAAGCCACTTTTTATAAAGGTGGCTTTTGTTTTAAAGCGTTGTATTTAGTAAAACATATTACTTTATTATTACACATAAATAGACTATATTCGCACATAATTATACGATTGTGAGTATCAACTGGAAAAGCAAAAAAGTACGCATTATACTAGCCGTGATTGTTTTCGCAGTGGTAGTGATCGGGTATTTGCTTTGGCAACGCAAAAAACTAAAAGCCAAACACAAGCAACTTTTAGAAAAAAAAGAGTCGCTAATAAAAGAACAAGAAAGCCTGAATGAGCTTGTTTCCGAGTTGGAAGAACTACAAAGTAATTTCTCTGATCCAGAAGAAACTAACATCGAATGGAAAGAAGGGAACGATGAATTTCCTTTAAGGCGTAATAAATATTCGCAAGGGAGAAATGTGAAAGCCTTGCAAATTTGGCTACAGCAATACCAAGGTGAAGAACTCCCTAAATATGGAGCCGATGGACGTTTTAATGAAGAAACAGAAATGGCTTGCGTCCGAGTAGCAGGCCGAGATAATATTTCAAGAAAGTTCTTTGTCAATAGGCGAGAGCTTTTGGGAATTCAAAATAAATTAATGAAGTAAATATCATGGGTATAGCGTCAGGAAGTGGTAAAACACTTAAAACAATCATTAGACTTTTGCCAGGCGATCCAGCCTATGCAGTGCCAAATGGCGCAGTGATAGATATTATTGGCATAGGTGCAAATAATTCATTTACGATTAATGCCTTGGATGGGTCCGAAAGTGATCCTATCTCGGCTGATTTGTCTACGCCCGAAACCTTTGTACTAAACGTAGACATGAGTCCCGAAAATATTGCCAATAGGCCAAAGGTCACTTGTGCTTCAGGTACTATAAATATCCTCGTCTACCAATAAAAATAAGCCAATGCCTAGACAACGAACTACAGTAAAACCAACAGGCGGTGGCGGTGGAGGCGGAAATGCCAATACCTACCCTTACACCATCACATGCGATGGTTCAACCACTGTTTTTAACAAGACCCATACGCTTGGAACGGTTAATATCAGTGCCACTATTTTGCAGTCAGCTGATAATTTAGGCCAAGCACCCTATACCGAACAATACATTCCTATTAAAGTAATTAACAGTACTACGGTACAGTACGACCTTGAAGGATTGACAATTGAAGCAGGATTTACTTACAAAGTCACTTTAACCGCACAACTATAAACCAAACATGAAAAAGTCACTCTTATTATTATTGCTTCCATTTTACGTATTGGCACAAACGCAGTCAAATACGTCTGTTTACACCGTAGCAACAAAGACCACTAATATTAATTCGGTCACGCCAAACAAACTTCCTCTTTTTAGCTTGAAAGATAGTACTACAGGCAAAAGCCCAATTACTACTATCCAGACAAAACGTTTGAAGTTGCCCAAAATTGCGACCAGTACTGATACTTCATTGTACACAAAAGTATTGGCCGTAAGTGGCGATAGCATAGCTTTTATTCCAAAAAGCTATTTTGGAGGTGGCGGCAGTAGCGGCACCATAGACACCAACAAAGTATTCAGTGTGGCACAAGGCCGTGGGTCTACCCGTGCGTTCCCTTATTTTAATGGTACACAATGGACCATGAACGACACGTCTTACGCGCGAAAGGCTTCGTTATTGTCTTATATCCCTTTGGCTGGAAGCGAGCAAATTAGTGGTAATTTATACTTTAACACAAGCGGATTATATATTGGGAGAAAAGATAAATCATTTATACGTTTTAACGATTCCCAAATTTATTTAAATGTAGAAGACGCAGACAACCAAGCATACATTACGCCTGGTGTTGGAGGCGGAAATGGAACAGTGACATTAAATGCGTTAGACAATTCCGACCCTACAAGAAACAGGGCAATAAATATTGAAACAGGGAGTAATATTGTTATCAACGGCTCCACCGCAAAATACGACTTTGATCGAACAGCCGAAATAAATGCGGAACCTTTATCACTGATAAACAAAGCATATGCAGATGCACGGTATGGAGCCTCTCTAAGCGACACATTGCCTGACGGGCAAATATACATAGGCGATGCCACCAATATTGCATTTCCGAGAACCTTTAGTGGCGATGTGACGGTTGATAATTTGGGAGTAACAACAATAGGAGCAGGAGTTGTTGCTAATTCAAAATTAGCGAACAGTACTATTTCTGGAGTTGCACTAGGAGGTGCGTTGCCCGATGCAACTGCAACAGTAAAAGGGCTCCTGACCACTTCTGATTATAATAAATATTTATCATCCGAAGTTGGCGGTAATTTGTTTACCGATAATTTTACTCGGTCCGATAATGCGAGTTTAGGCGCAAACTATACACAGTCAGGAAGCACAATGTCAATTCTTTCGAACAAACTCAGAATGACCAATGCTGCTGGCGCGCTGGCTTGGACAAATTCGGCCAAAATAACAGGCATAACTCCCTCAAATCTGGAAAATTTTGAAGTTTCTGGCACAATGACTATCCCGACACTTAGTGCAACTACGTTTGGAGCATCAATCGGTTTTGAGTCGACAACCCTTCCAACCTACGGACAGAGTTTTGAAATAAGGTTTGCAATGGAAACTGCAAATAGTGGGAAAATTATATTTTATAAAAATCAGGTTGCAATTGCCAATGTACCATCAGTTACAGGCACATTAGCAATTGTAAGCGGTAATACGACCTCTATTAAAATAGTTGTAAATAAAAATGAGATAGTTGTTCAGTGGACAAATACTAGCACTGGGGAATCAATAACGCAAAGCACAGTATTTGAGTTAGGTAGAACTACCGCTGTTTCCGCGATTATGGCCAACACGCATTATGTGACACTTTTTTCACAAGGAGGCACGATTGATTTGGACGATCTAATAATTACTTCAACCACTAAAAAAGGAGGGATTTGGAAAATTGGTGATTCGATCACAATGGGATATTCTGCCGGTGATATATCAAAACGAACGGTTGACATTCTGAATAAAAATTATGTAGGCAATTTTACAGCATATGGAGCTGGAAATTTAAGAATAGAAGAGCTTACTTCATGTGCTGCACAAATTGCTGAACACTTGCCAGACGAAATAATATTTGCAGGTGGTGTCAATAATATTCGCGCATCTGAATCGGCGGCTACTATTGCAGGAAGAGTAGCTACATTTTTAACAACCCTAAATGGCTTGACAAGTAACTACTATGTAGTAGGGGTTAACTTTTTTGTTTGTTCATTAGTGCCGCAAGGGGCTCAAAATGTTACAGCTACAAATGCACTTTTGGCTAGTACATATGGTTCGGGATATATCGACACATACACGCCATTACGAACGAACGAAACGTCTACCCCTAATCCAGATTTTTACAACGTTGATTTGATTCACCCAAATGCCAGAGGCTTCCAGCGTGAAGCGAAAGCAATTGCCATCAAGAGGGGGTATGGACTAAAAAACGCAACAGACATGAATAATTACTCATTAAGAGCGCAGGAAAATGGGTATGTTGGAATAGGTGATGTCACGCCTCAAACTGCGCTTGATATTGTAGACACAAAATCTCAAATACGATTTTCAAATACAACCTCTTCTGGCACCGATGTTGGTGGGTACTTAACTGGAAGAACTGGGGCTTCTGCATTATCACATGCCGCTTATTTTGATGGCACGAATTATATAGCAAAGGCGACTTCCAATTCTTTTATTGCATGTGGGATGGGCTATACGGCCGCTTTTGCTAATTCTACGTCTATTGTAGGAAGCTCTTTTACTCCTACGGAAATTACAAGAACTACAAATACAGGGGTTGGAATATTTAATACTATGCCTAGATATGCACTAGATATAGTAGGCATAGCAAGTCAGATACGATTTTCGACCGCTACTGGAGATGCGATAAGTACTGGGTATCTAAGAGGTTTTGATGGAGGGTTGGTAATCGGGACAAGCCCCTTTGACGGTGCAAATTACATCGCAAAAGCTTCGACAGCGAGTTTTATAACTTGCTCCTTAGGACAAGTTCGATTTTTTACAGATCAAGGGCTAGTATCTTCATCTTCATTTGTTCCTAGTGAACGAATGATTCTCGACCCAAATGGAAAGCTTGGTATAGGGCAACTAACACCAACTGCCTTTTTACATTTAAAGGCAGGAACGGCAACAGCAAATACCGCCCCCTTAAAAAATACGGCTGGCGTATTATTAACAACGCCAGAAGCCCTTGCGTCAGAGGCGAATAGTAGCGGCTTTTACAAAACAACAGTTGCTCTAAACAGATTTGCACAAGGTGGTAAAATTTATGGAACGTCAATTGATGTGAGTAATACATCAACTACAGAAACAGACTTAATTACTTACACTACGAAAGCAAACACATTAGTAGCAACAGATGAAAGTCTGGTATTTGATTTGTCTGGTACATTTAATGATGTTACAGCAACAACGCAACTTCAATTCTATTTTGGGGGTACATTGATAGGGAATACAGGCGCATTAACAGTAAGCGCAACAGGAGGATGGAGTGCAAGAGTAATTATTATACGTTCAGGTGCTTCAACAGCAAAAGCAGTTGTAACGGTAACAACACCAGGCGCATCAACTGCTAGTTATACCAATACTACGTCAATGACAGGATTAACTTTCTCAGGGACAAATATTATAAAGGTAACTGGAACTGCTGGCGGTGCTGGTGGTGGGACAGGGGATATAACGGGAAGTTCAGGTCAATTGATGTGGTGGGGTGCAAGCAATAACTAAATATAAAACCATGAAAAAACTATTATCAATACTCGCAATCACTCTTTCATTCTTAGCCAACTCTCAAACTGTAACAGTAGGCTGTACATCTATTCACATCAAAGGTGAATTTTCAGAATGTTGCCTGAAAGCCGTTTTATTGAAGGAAGATAAAAAAACGATTGTGAAAACTTGGGGATTTTTCGTAAACGCCCCAACTCAAAAACTTGTTTTAGAAGGATTTCCCAAAAACGTTTCAGATACACCCGTCAATTATTATTTGTCGCTTACAAAAGATGGCGATACATTGGTGAACAAAGAAAAAGTAGTAATCAAACGGGTTCAGACAAACGAATCAATTACCTGTAAAAACTATAATACTGGAACGCTAATTGAAGCCCCTTTCAAGCTCAACTATTTAATCTACTATCCTGAATACTATTTTCATGATAAGTCAATAAAAGCACCGTTACTTTTAACCTTTCACGGAGACGGACAGAAAGGAACTAATACCTTATACAAACTTAGAGGAACGTATATCCCTCAAAAAATAGATGCAGGGATGTTGCCTAACTTTATTGTTGTTTCGCCTCAGACAAATGGATCAAAACCAAGGTGGAGTAATAAGTTTTGGTACAAAGAATTGCTTGATAGCCTTTATGCCAAAGGGATTGATACCTCAGAAGTATATATATCTGGTTATTCGGGCGGAGGGGGAGGCATTACAACCTATGCCAACAATCACAAAGTAGCTGGCGTGGCCTCTTTCTCGCCAGTATTAACTAGTACTGCTAGTTCTACGGGGGCTTGTGTATTAAAAGATGCTCGAATTTGGGCGTTTCATTGCGCCAATGATGCTACTATCAACCCAAACATTACTCGAAATTTTGTATCAAACGTAAAAAAATGCCCTAGCACAAAGCCCGTGCGAATGAGTATGTACCCAACAGGCGGCCACAATCCGTTTAGTCAGGCACTAAAGACAGATAGTGTATTTAAGTTTTTGTCAGGAGAAATTGACTAGTTATTTTAAACCAAACAATAAATAATCATGAAAAGTAAATCAAAGTTTTTCAGCCTAGAAAAAGCTGATTATATAAAAGGAATAATCCTTGCAATTTTAACACCTGTGGCAGTAGAATTACAGCGTTGGGTGGATGCAACAATGAACGGCATAGAACCTTATCATTTAGACCCTAAAAGAATCCTGATGTGCGCCATTGGTGGTTTTATTGGCTATCTCTTAAAGAATTTGTTTACTGATTATTCTAAAGACGAAACTCGTAAGTAATAATTACCCATAATTAGACTATTTGTTTAAATTTGTATCAATATGAAAAGAACTGGAATTTATACTGGCTTAGTGTTTACGGTTGCCTTTTTGGCAGGGCTTGTATTCAATTTCCCTGCGCCTCCTTTTGAGGATTTGGCTTCTCAGCTATATATAGGCTTTACGTTTTTGATGGCTTTGGCAGTGTATGCCTGTATTCGTTTACTAATCAATAGCTTCAAGAAATGATAAGCATCCTGCTGGCTGGCTTTTGCAATGCAATCATGGACACGGTTGATCACCATTTCCTGCAAAGCGTGTTTTCGCTAATCAGAGGACAGAAAAAACGCCTTTGGTGGAACGAATACCAAGGCTGGAGAAACAAATACGTCAACCGAAATCAAGCTTTAGGGCTGCGCAAAATGCGAATACTAGGCATGTATTTCAACTATCCAGTACAACTCTCCGATGCTTGGCATTTCTTCAAAACAATCATGCTGGTGTTTTGTGCTTTAGCAATCGCTGAAGGCATTTTATACTACACGTTATTGCCTTTGGTTGCCTGGTATTGGTATGTTTCGGGCTGTTTGATAGCCTTTTGTACTGCTTGGGTGTTGGGTTTTAATTTTGGTTACAATAAGGTATTGCTACGCAAAACATGGACAAAATCATAAAAGACCTAATGGGTCTGAATTGGGATTTCATCAGCGCAGTATTTGGCACCATCATCGTATTTGTGGGGCCTTTGGTCGTCTATATTATAAAGCCTTGGCGTGAATTTCTGGCAAATGGTATTGCTGCTGTAAAATTCTTTTTAGACATGCTGAATCCCGATCATAAGTATTATTACAAAGGGCTGGTGATAAAAGTAGGAACGCTTTACGACAAGCACGAAGAACAAGGAAGTGGAGAGGTAAAAAAACTGCAAGCGGAACTTGATGAATATAAAGCGAGGGAAAAGGCCAAAGAAAAAGAAGGGTTTGAAAAGTTGCAAGCATCGTTCGAAAGTTTAGACTCTAAAGTGGAGAACGCGCTTGATAAATTAGTAGACCACGACAGACGTTTTGAAAAATCGGATAGAGATACTGTTAAAATATTTCAATTGATAGAAGAAACAAGCGAAGGGCTTCAACAATTAAGGAAAAATCAATTTAAACCTAGACGTGCAGCATAATGAGTCCAAAAGAATTTGTAGAAAAGTTTAAAAAAGATGCTCTTGAATGTGAAAAGCAAAGTGGCATTTCTTCTATTGCTATACTAGCCCAAGCAGCCCACGAAAGTGGGTGGGGGAAATATGCACCTGGGAATATGTTTTTTGGCGTAAAAGACACCGATGGAATTAATGGCAACGAGCAATTGATTACTACTCACGAATACAGCAAAAGTGCCACTAGGACTCCAGATCAAATAGGGCTTCATTCTATTTCAAAAATAGAGCCTGTTACAATCAACGGTGTTAAGTTTTTTAAATATGTTGGGAAAGCATATTTTAGAAAATTTGATCAACCTTCTGACAGTTTTATTTCCCATGCCAAATTTATCCAAGCCAACTCTCGCTACCAAAAGGCATTGGAAGTAAAAAAAGACCCTTATGCGTTTGTAAAGGAAGTGGCCAAGGCTGGTTATGCACAAGACCCAAGTTATGCCGAGCTATTGTGTAAAATGTGCAAAATGATAGAACGATTAATGTAATGGAAACCGAAAAAAAGAGTAGTAATGGGTTGTTGTTGTTTGGCTTAATCATTGGCTTTTCATTGACAGTTGCATGTACGTATTGTTTAGTGCTACGTGCCCTCGAAAAAAAGAACCCGTTAATTGAAATTGATTCCAAGTTTGTAAGACAAGAATTGATGATTGAAGAATTGCGAGACATAGCCAATAATCGTTACCTAAAGTACAAGACAAAACATCTGGAAGATAGTGTACGAATCAGTGCTTTGTTTAACCAAGTTGCCATTGAGCTACAGTATCGTAAGCGGTACGAGAACATGCGAGATTCTTTAGCAAAAGTATTGGCCACGTCCAAAGCTCCAAAATACTTGCCAAAATGAGATTCCTAGAAAAACTATTATTGCCATTGCTAGGTATTATTTTTTTGTCGGTAATGGCCAAAGGGCAATGCGATTCTTTGTCCATTAAAACCAAAGGGAACACTCGCATTATTACGGAACAATGCTATCAATCTATTCGCACAGAATACAACGCCCTACAAGACTATAAAACGTCTAGCGATAGCATTATTGCCAGCCTACAGCGTGAATTACAAAATAGGACAAAAATAGGAATCGCGTTATCTATTTTAGAAAGCAATTGCTATAAAACAGCGACAGATTTGTCGGTAAGTAATCAATCCCTTTCTGAACTTGCTTTGCAAACAAATGCTACTTTAAAGCAATCACAAATCCACTTAATTGCCGAAAAAAAGAAGTCAAAAAGAAATCTATACATTGGTGGAGGTTTAGTTCTTACATTGGAATTAGCAGGAGCAATCGGCTATTATTTTTTGAGCCGTTAAAAAATAGTGTCCAAATAGTGTCCAAAAAATAAAAAAGCCCTTTGAATTGAATCAAAGGGCTTTTTGAGGTTCCGAACGGATTCGAGTTATAAACCTATATTTTACATAACTAAAACACAAAAGCCTTTATTTAGCGTATTTGAGCCTTTTAGAGAAACAGGAATAGTGTAATATCATTTATGTTTCTGTAAATTAGTGTCCAAATAGTGTTCAAATGAAGTCGAGTGTGGTATTCAGATTGTTACTAACAGAGTCAAAAAAAACAGTAGATGGCTATCCGATTGTTGCGAGCCTTAAAAATTGGAAAAGGTTAACAGGTTTTGTTAGCCAAAAATCATATCATCTCAAGTACTTCTTGATAAGGGTTTTGCGCTTTTGTTGCCATTGTATTTTAATTTGAATCAAAAGTAAATAAAAATGTTGTATTATTTGCAACATTTATTATAATAATGTGTACTTTTGTTAGAAATTAAAAAGCAATGACAACCACCAAAACCATTGAAGTATCAGAAGAAATGTATGATTTTTTGATGTTGCTTTCCAAAGAAGTGAACAATCAAAATCATAGAGCTACGGCAATGCCTTATATCTTTCAAGTAGAAACACAAGAAGAAGTAATAGCTGTAGAAGGCAATGGAAACGAAGTATGGATTAGTGAAGATTCTGATTCTCGTTTAGATACTGAAGAAGAAATAACCAATCGCATTTCTGAATACAAAGAAATTGAGATAAGTGAAGTGCCTACCGATTGGCTCGAACGAGAAACGATTCTCGAAAAAATGGGATATAGGAAAATATATCTTGAAACGAAGGCCGTATACCAAAACGCATTTTTTACCGAAAAAGCATGTAAAGAACACATCGAACGCACTAAACACCATTACCGTGATCCACAGTGTTTCCTTTCGTACGCAACTCGTAACCCTGAATTGGAAATGATCTACACATTTATTGCAGAATTAACAGGAGGTAAAATTTATAAATAAATTGTTATGTCAGAATTAAAATTACGGTAATTATATACCAATTTACACCAAATAGATCATGAACTCATATACGCTAAAAGACCTACAAACCATTTGGAATTACAAAGGCTATCTTTCATTGGATCAACAGGTCAATATTTTAAACTAAAGCCAAAATCTAATCTTAACTACCTTTCATCATCCCAATTAAATCATTCTGAGTAGCACACAAATGGCGCAAATCCATATTTTCCTTTTTTAACAGTGCATTTTCCTTTTCCAAATTGGCAAGATGCTTTAAAACAGGGTCATTCTTGCGCAATTCAGGAATACAGTCGTACAATTGCTTGATAATCGGGGCAAAAAAATTAAATTTTAACCCAATGCTTGCCTGGTAAATCGTTTGGACATACCAAAACTTTGTATTTTGCATTTTGTACAGCATTGATCTTGATACTCCAATCAAATCTTCAATGTCTTTGACGGGTATTCGGTTTTGCTGTACAAAATGAAAAATGTCTTTGCCCACTTCGGGCAATTCGCCAAACTTGTTGCGGTTTCGCTTGTATTTTTTGGGGCCAACAGGCGTAGAGATTTTGTCCATTTTCGCCTATTTCTTTTTTAATAGTTCTATCAATTGAGTTTGCGTTTCGGTAAGCTTGCGAAGCCATTCATTTTCGTTTTGTAGGCGTTCTACGTCTATCACAAGAGGATTTTTTTCTTTGGCTTTCCCATAAGGCTCGCTTGGCTCGTTTGCTACGAGTGCCGTTTCTTTTCCATCCAAAAACCATTCCGGATGTTTCACATTGGCGTGGTGCCTTAGCATTTCTTTTACATGTTTTGGCACGTATTCTAACAACGCTGGCGAGTCAAACGCTTCCATTATATTGACCATAAACTCAAAATCAGGCTCGGCTTGTTTTAACCTTCTATATAGATAAGACCTGTATCGGCATGTTTCATTTTTACGGCCAAGTCTTTGATAGAAATATACTTGCGCATAATATCTAGGTAATGTGCTACTGCCATGCCTGTGTGTACATCCATCGTAACGGCTTCTATCCTAGAATCACTGCTTGTTTTCATAATATTTTTTTGTGTATATGTTTTGTTTTGTTCGAAAGTGTTGTTATTATTGCAACATAATAGCGCAGTTTTAAACACACCTAATGGTGTTTTTTATAAAGAAATTCGTCATGGTGACGAATGCCCGATATGTTACTAATGTTTGTTGCCACTTGCATAAGGTAGAGGGTTGAATTGGCGACATGTTTTTCATGTCGCTTTTTTTCTCTCTTACAAAGAAACGTATAGTCACTAGCCCAAGTGAGTTTGCCAGAAAATATGGCATTGATAAAGCGACTATTATGCGCTACGTGGTCAATTATCCTGAAGTATTGCATAGTCGTCCTTCCCCTAAAAAGTATTACCTCTACGAAGAAAAATTAGTAAAAAAGATGCAAGAGAATGGCAAAGGCAAAGTGCGCGCCATCCCTTCAAAAGTTGTTCAAAAATAAATTAAAACTTACATCGCTATGAATCAAGAAATAGAAGAAAAGTGGAAACAAATAGAAACGCTACAGTCGCAATTGAAACTACAAGATCAGGTATCAGCCCAAAAACTAGAAGAAATCACACAACTTCAGGCCGAAACCAAAGAAATGATGGATAAAATCATAGAATCCAACAAGCAATTCGAAAACTTGTCCAGAAGTCGTGACTTTTAAGTAAAGGTCTATATTTTGAAAAAGCATTTAACTTATTTATTGCGTCTTCAAAATCATCTTTTGAACGCCATTGTTTATTCCAGTCATCAAAACCATTTAAACATTTGCCTAAAAATTCAATGCCAACTGCCATCGTCAAAAAGGAAATATATGGATGAAAATGTTGGAATCTTCAAAAACATACACGTAGATCAAAGAGCGTCAATTGGATGTTTTGATGGAGACTCTTTCGAAGGTAATATTTATGCAATGGTAGAAGGTATATGGTACGCAATACCGTTCTTCATTTAAAATATCGCATAACGCTAAGTATTTACGCTTTTTTCGGGACTGACGAAGACGGTAGTATCGCCCGTGGTAAACTAGCCGAACGGTGTGAGGTTTAAAACACCAGTAAGCCCCGAAAATGCGCAAATACAGTGTTAGCAGTAGATTTTATTGTTGTCAAATCGGTACTCGACAAAATGAGAAATATAAAATTCAGAGCATGGGACAAAAGTCAAGTTTACATGGCTTATCAAGGGACTCCAGATTTAGAAACATTTCAATCATTTGTCTTTCATTTCGGGGAAGATATTTTGATGCAATTCACAGGATTTAAAGACAAAAATGGGAAAGAAATTTATGAGTCTGACATTTTGATTGATAAAGAATCTGACGAATTTGGGAATGACATTTCAGGTTATTTGCCAGTTGTTTTTTGTCAAAATACAGGTCAATGGTGTGTTGATTATTCTTTCAAAAAAGATGGTAGTCATTTGGTTAACATTATCGAATATTTAGGAATAGAACACCTTGAAGTTGTTGGTAATATTTATGAGAATCCTTTGGTTTTAGAAAACGAAAATAGGGTTATTTAAATTTACTGCTAACGTAAATATAGAAGAAGCTGGCATGTGTGAAGCCTAAAGGTAGGTGTGATATTGCGCCAGTTTCTTCTATATGGTGTTATATGCTTGTTTTTTATTTCGCTCAAAAATTATTTTTACTTTCTTTTTGAAATAGTTTGCAGAATCAAACTAAAGTGTTACCTTTGTTCTGTGCTAATAAAACAATAGCACTTCTTATTATGGGTAATTTAAGTTGCAATGATTTTAGCAAGAAAGTTCTTGCTAGTCTTTCTAAAAAGGGGATTTCTATTGTAAGTTCCATTGCTGTTCCTTCATTTGAAGGGGATAAGTATTTTCAGGGAGTTGCTTATAATCTTGTATGGAATGATACAGGTTTTGTAAGGACATATAGCCAAGTTAATACATTGGCATTATCTTCTTGGTGTCCAGAATCCTTCTTTTCTGAATCTTCAAAAGATGCAGAATAAAAAACAATCAGGTGGCGCTCGGCAAGGTTCGGGTGCTAAACCTAAATACAACGAACATACGACTACAATAGCTTTCAGAGTTCCAGTTTCAAAGGTCGATGAACTAAAAGATATGGTGAACGCTAAACTATCGGAGTGGTCTATTTCAAAATAGCATATAACGTTTCCGCTATGTGCAGTTTGGGAATTAAAAGCACTGCACTATCAATTTACATAAAACTTAATTAAATGGACAAACTTTCAAATACCACTGAACCCCAAATTGCATATAGCGAGTGTTATGCACAGGTTTTTTCTCGTCTTTTTTTCGGGGATTGCCTGATTGAAAGCGATAAAATAGAAACTGGAAGTGTTGATTTAATACTTACTGATTTGCCTTATGGAACTGTTAAAAATATTGCACAAACAGAAGGAATAGAACACGGAATGAAAGGCAAATTAAATTGGGATGATACTATTGATAGTTTAAAGATATTTGAAATTGCAAATAGAATACTTCGTAAAAATGGAAAAATGATATTGTTTGCTCAACAACCATTTACAAACGAACTAATGAATAAAGCGATACCAAACATTCCTTTTTCATATAGTATGATTTGGGAAAAAGACCATTTTGCAAACGCCCTAACTGCAAAAAAAGCACCTTTGAATTATTATGAAGATGTTTTAGTTTTTAGCAAAATGAACCCGATACACGATAGCGAATTTATACACCCATTACGACCATATTTTAAATTAGTATTTGAATATATCGGACACAGCAAGAAAACGATAATTGATAGAATTGGGCAAAGGGCAGACCATACATTTAGATTTAACAGTTCTCAATTTAGCCTATGCACAAAAGAAGCGTATGAAGATATTATTTACAATTTTTGTATTGATAAAATGGATGGGTTTATGCCGTTTGATGAACTTGCTGAAATTGACCGACCATTTAAAAGTAAACTAAATGACGATTGTAATAATATAAACCCTGCTACTTTCAACTTATGGGAAGGTAACAAATTTAAAAGCAACATACTGAAATACAAAAAGGATTACAACGGATTTCATCCAACCCAAAAACCTATTTTATTGCTTGAAGATTTAATAAAGACTTTCAGTAATGAAAAAAATTTGGTAGTAGATTTGACTATGGGAAGCGGAAGCACAGGAGTAGCTTGTAAAAATCTTAATCGAAACTTTATCGGAATAGAAAAAGACGAAGCATATTTCAAAATAGCAGAACAGCGAATAAATGCACGAACGCTGTTTTCTTAAACTTGTGCATAACGTTGAGCATATACGAAGGCAGGGATTAGAATTACTAAACTTTCAATTAAGAACAGATGATAAATAGAAACACAAACGCTGAAATTTTGCACCGAAGCCCTGCTTTTGTATATGCATTGTTGCCAGCAGTACTTTTAATTTTTACGATATGAA